TGCTGAAGGCGGAACCGGAGAGGGTGAATGTTCCCGATGGGATGCGGATTACGCTATTGGCCGGGGCCGAGGCGATTGCGGCATTGATGCTGGAGGCTGTGACCGTTCCGCCGTTGACGGTGTTGCACTGCGTAGTGACGCAATTCGACCAAGAACCGCTCGGGATACCCCCGGGGACGCCGACATTACCCTCCCATGTAATTGCTCGTGAAGGAGCGAGAACACCGGACCATGCCTGAGGAAATGCAGCAGCAGGAATTAGCAGCAGTAGAAGAGCGGTTATTCTCTTCATTTGAGAGCGATCGCTTCCATGTTCCATTGGCAAGAGGCGATAGTTGCAGTGGCAACGTAGGCCGCTGTTGATGTTGCTGAGAGCGTCTCCACAGCTGATACGCCCGTCGTATCTTGGCGCAATGTGTAACTATGCCCTTGACCGTCTACTCCAGCAGTGGCCGCCGATCCGCAACCATTGGTCTCGAAACCTATGAGAAGATCGTTTGCGTTTGTGGTTGTAATTGTGTTCGGACTGGTTGTTGGAGCGGTGCTGCCGGTGGTGTTCTGGTTATGGGCGTATCCGTCGTTACAGGCTGTTCCTGTGGTCGTGTTGCCAGAAGCATAGAAGCCAGCCGCGTGGAAGTCAGTAGACCCGCTGAAGGTGAAGTTTATGCCTGTGCCGCTGCCCGCATAGTTGCAGGTATAGAACACCCAGCTTTTGAAGTTGGTTGAGTTGGCATAGGCCCCGCCGTTGGCAGCGGTATAAGTGCTCCCACCATCGGAGACAGCCGTGACAGAGGTAACACTGGCGCTCGTCCAAACAACGAAGGCTACTGCATTACCCGCAGACGGCGTGCCCGTCCATGAGCAGTCGCCCGATGTCACGCCTCCATTACTGCCGTCGCAGACGTTGACGAAGGTAACGGTGGTCGGAGGAGGCCCCGAGCTGTGCGGCCTGCTCCCCATCGGCATTGACTGAATGAAGAGCAGGAGCAGGAATAGCCTCATCGGATCTCCCGCCAATTGACGCTCATAGCTCCCGGCGTGATCGAACTTGAGCTTTCATTGCATCGCTTAAGGTTGAAGGTGTTGGTCGTTGTCCAGATTCGGAAGCTTATGCCGCCGCTTGTACCAGCGCCGTAACCTGTGACTCCCGTTGGGTCTGACGCATAGGCGTAACTTGGTGCATCCGTTGTTGCCGCCCCTGTAGCGGTGGCTGTCGTCGCGGAGGCATCGCATGTATTCGCAGCTAATGCGGTGACGGGTACGACTAACGTGCCGCTCGCAATCGTTACCGTGCAGGTCGGGCATGAAATAGCCGGGGTTGTGCCGCCGGAGCTCGCAATAGGCGCGGTTCCGGTAACCGAGGTGACTCCACCCGCTGCAGCTGACGTCCATGTGCATACTGCCGGATTCGCCGCCGTGCATGAGAGATATGTATTGCCAGCCGTGGGCTGTGCGCCGGGCAGGTTGACCGCATAAGCCGTTACTGCGGTCGGCGCGTTGATTTGCACCGTGCTTGCGGCGGCAGCGGTGGGGGCCGTTCCTGCTCCAAGGCTAAAGTTTCCAGCCTTCCCTGTTGCATCATTGACAACGAGTGCGCCATTAACATCTACCTCATATGGCCCACCGAAGGCTCCCAGACTCTTCAGAATAAGCGGGTAAGTTCCGCTTGTGTCGAGTAGAAAGCACATCTGGTCATACTCGGGGCTGGCGAATCCGAGGTTATAGACAATACCGCCTTCGCGCCCGTCCAGTACGCCATCGAACTTAGTGTGTGTGCCGTACCCTTGACCGCAACCCGGAAAGGTGAAGTTGCCAACTATGCTGACGGCGGCCTGTGCAGTTGTGGGAGTACCAACTGCTCCGAGATTCACCTTACCCCCGTTCAGGTTGTTCCCTGCATTCACGTCTCCAACCGAGGTGAGCACGGGAGCTTTTACTCCGTATGTCTCGAAGAGAAATTGAGAGTTGGGAGCATCGATTGCAATACCCGAACCTAGCTGATGGTCGCGAAACAGGTACTTCTTTCCCGCATCGCTGGAGGTGTTTTGGAAGCAAAGGATTACCGGAAGGCCGCCGCAGCTCGTAAGGCCACCCGAGTTGAGGAGTGTATCGAACTCGGCAAAATTGCCCATCGGCCCGTTGATACGAACTCCCGGAGGCCCGCTCAGGTACCCTGATCCGCCGCCCCCCATGTAAGAGCTGAGTGGCGCGTGATTGAAACCGTCAAAGAATGGGTGAAGGCTGCTGTGCTGCGTGTTGGTTTTGAACTCAACCCTTATTCCAGCTCCACCTGACTGCGGACTATCCGGCGAACTGGCAGTTGAGTTGAACTGCCCCATAACCTCGAGAATGGGCAGGCCGGTAGGCGAGGCGAACGTATGCCCATTTGCCCACGCAACGCTATTGACCTCAAGCGTGCATGATGTGTTGGTGGAATTTGTGTTGATACACAGGGCGCCGGGATGGACTGTGACACCGCCCGTCAAGGTGCGCCCCGCAGCTTCCCCTCCGACGATAGGGAGATTGGTACCGCTGAACGTTCCGCCTGCACGCTGCGCGATGAGGAGATGACTTGTATCCGGTGCACCCAGCACGTAGATGACGGAGTGCAAGCCGGTCACGGTCATGTCATCGTCAAAGTCGAGGAATCCTTGAGTTCCACCTTTGAAGATGTAGCTGCCGATTGGATGAGGCTTAGAGCACGAGATTGTGCCGGTCTGTGTGGTTGTTCCCGATACCGTAAGGACGTTGCATTGCTCTGGCTGATTGGGGGTGGCAACGAATACCTTGCCAGTGGTAAGCGCCAGGGTGTCGTGAACCGTGCAGGTAAAGTTCTGCGTCTGATAGACACCCGGCACCGTGCTACCCGGAATGTTTGTAGTTACAACGACACACTCACCAGTGGAGGTCGTCGCAGTTCCAGCGGTAACGGCTAGGTTGCCGATTCCCAGCGAGTTTGATTCCCACAATGCAGAGACTGTGCCAGTGAGCGCTGTGTGTAGAGTCGTGAGTGACGTATCAATAATTATCCCGTCGTTGATGAGCGTTCCCGCACCGTTTATGTTTACGGGGGTGATCGCAAAGACTGGGTTCGTGTCGCCCGTTCCGGTGGTTGACGAAATGGTTCCGGTTGCAAAGGCTGAGTTCTGAGTGCCGTTGATGACGATACCGCCGCAACCTTCGTCACTCGATGCCGTCCACATGCACGAACTGAAACCCAGAGCGTTTCCTTCATAGACAACGAAGGAGTCTCCGCTCGATGGATAGCTTAGATTTAGGTGTATTCCTTGATGGATTCCCGCCGCGCCACCGTAAGAATCAACCTCTTGGCCTACAACTACGCGCTCCGGTAATCCCGCCGCGAATCCCCCGTTTCCCGCTACTCCCGAGTTGGTTGCCGTGACGTGCTGGCCTCTGTTGTCTGAGCCAGACCCGTCAGACCGAAGCACGCTGGAGTCGCTTTGAATGTCGCTTGAATAGTTGGGATTTGAGTTGTTGGGGTTGAGGTCAACGGTGTGTTGGCCAAAGAAGCCAGTCATGGATTGATTGATTGTGTTCAGTTGATGCGTCGTTCCGGCCGTATAGGTGAAGTTGCCAGGATCGGCTCCGAAGGTCGTTCCATTGAGTTGCGTCTGCACGTCGTTCGGCGTGCCTGCTGGGGGAGCCCCGCTCCCAGTAATGGTCACGGGAGTGCAGCCGGTCACGCGGCCCTTGGCATCTTTAGTGATCTGTCCGACGTGGGTAGCGTCGCCGCACGTTCCGGCAGTCGTTACCGTTACCAATGAAGAGGCCGCAGAGCCGGGGCCAGCAGCAGTTACATCGCCCGTTAGAGCCGTGATGCCGTTCGTGCCACCGGCACCACCCAGCGAAATCGGAAAGATGCCCTGCACGACTCCAGACCTGGGGAACTGAACCATGTAGAAGTAATTCCCTGCAGCAGCATAGAAGCCAAACAGCCCTTGCCCGTTCGTGATGAGGGGATTCGCTGTCGGAACCGATAGCCCCGGATCGCTGAAGATTGAAGCCTTTGTTGCGCAGGCACCATCAACGCATACCGTCACAGTAGAGCCCGGTATTGCCATCACATTGGCCGCTGAACCCGCAGGAACATTGGTCGCAACCGTGGCTACCCTTTGGTCGTAGCGGACTCCTTGACCGAGTGCAGACGCACAAAGACACGCCGCCGCGAGAGCTGCGATAAGCTTCATTTAATGCTCCTTGGTTTACTGGGTTTTACTGCTCGATCAGAAAGGTGTAGGTGTCGCCCGTAGTTGGGAAGATGGTTGACGCGGTCACATTGCAGAACTGCACATTAACGTGATCGACTGCGGCATACTGAGCACCAATAACGGCCAGTCCCGCCTGTGCGGTCAACTTGGTTACGCTCGCCACCAGATCCCCAGATCGCACTCCCGGCACGCCCATGTCCTGAAACGCGCACGTATTGGCGGCAACAGAGGAGGCTGAAGCTACGACGGTGTACTTGACGTGTTTGATTGAGCACGCCGCGAAAGCACAGTTGTTTGTGAGGAGGGGAATGGTTCCATGATCGGATAGGTTCAGCACGCCTACCAAATTCAGCGTATTCGTTGTGGAGGCCGTCGCCCAATTAACAAAGTTCGTTACGGGATGGTAGGACTGAACCATTGTCCCCGTCATCCTCAAAGACCCTGCCGAACCGGAAACAACATTTATCATCTGTGGGTCGGTCCCCGTTGTCAGAGATAAAAGCATTTGGCCGCCGTCAATAAAGACGTTGAGCCGTGGGTCAGTAGTGGCCCCGATAGTAAGAATGGTGTTCGAGCCTTGTTCGAAGTGCATCCCAAAGAAGTGTGCTGTAGCAGCTCCAGTCACCGTGCCGCAGGTGTCGTTGTAGTCGCAGCGCGAGCCGTAGAAATAGAAGTCGGAATAGCCGACGAGGTTGATGCCTTGAGCGTTGTTTTGAATCGAGGTAGCAATGAAGCTTATCGATTCGCCCGAATTTGTAACCGATCCCGGAAAAAACAACCCGGTGCCGTTACTGGTGATAACGCTTTCATGGAAGCTGTTATCCCATGCGTTATTCCCCCACTGCACGCCAATGCCAAAGTTTTGGATGTTCATCCTGTTGAAGTTCTGGTGGTCGCCAAAACTCGCGCCGGGGCTGAGCACTCCAGCAGGATCGCCGCCGATATAGATGGCTCTTGCTGCCGTCCCCGTACCGGGACCAACTAGACGCAGGTCGCTGATTGCCCCTTGTGGGTAAGACTCTACTGCATCTGCAATCACAAATGCCGCTCCGGTTGTCGGTGTCCATGTGAGGATCGTGCTGGTTGCGCCCTGGCCTTCAATGTTGATGCAGGCTGGCTTTACTACTGGAGTGGTCTGCGTGTAGATTCCCGATGGGATAAGAACAGTTCCGCAGTGACCTGAAAGGAACACAATCGCCGCATTGATCTTTGCTCCGATATCACCGCCTGCAAATGTGGCTGCGTTCGCCATGCCGTTCAGGACGTTAGCGCTGAGCATAGATCCTGCTGGCTGGATAATCGTCTGTGAGGCGTCGGGGCTTGCGTTGATGCCTATCGTATTAAGGGAGAGGATGTAAGTTCCTACCACTGAGCCTGATTGCTTCTGAACCGTCTCGCTGTAGATTCCCGGTGCGATATAGAACCCATACCGCCCTTGAGCGTCGGCATTTATTGGGTTATTGATAGCCTGAGTCAGTGCTAAATCTGAATAAATAGGCACAGTATTCGTGCAGGGAGCTCCGGCGGCTGGGATATTGCAGATCGTGACGATTGCCCCTGGAACTGTCATTACATTGGCGATTGCGCCCACGGGGACGTTAGAGGCAACCGTTGTAACAGAGGAATCGTAGCGAACGCCCTGTCCAAAGGCCGTTCCGGTAACCAAAAGACACGTAATTAGTAACTTCCGCATGTATTTCCTCATTTTGGGCGCTAAAAATCCGCCAGATTAGGCGGTTTTGGGTGTAATCTATTTGCTCTGTAGTACCGGGCTCGCTTGCTACTCTTTCCTGAGGTTCTTATGCTGACTATTGCTGGTGGAATCCTTCTTGCTTTTGGAGCGTTTTGGGCATTCGCCTTTATGCTGCTATTCATTGCCTCAAGGCTGTTTAAAGCTAAGCCGTCTACTTCCCGCCGAGACGCTTCCCCAACTTCATCGCGGTCTGCGGTACAAAACCGGGCCTAGCCACTAAGGGCGTTCCTTCGGGATTTTCAAAGCGATCGATTGCGGAATTTACCAACGCATCGCTATCCGTCAGGTTGCCCAGTCCCTTCTGAACTGCATAATTCCACGCCATGCTCAGCGGGTTTCCGTGACCGCTCACAATCTTCTGCGAGAGCGTCACGGGGTCATGCCGTGCAAAGACGGGTTCGCGCTTATTCGCGATATCCGAAACGTCTGACAACAGGCCATATTTACCCTGCATGTCAGCTACGGCACCTGAAGGTAGACCGGCGCCGGATTCAAGTTCGGGATAGAGAATTTTTCTGGTCGTGTCTCCAACTGCCTTTACTCTGGCCGTTTCCGGATTAGATAGCGCTGCAGCCTGATCGCCGCCAGCCTTGTTATAAAAAGCGTTCAGCTTGGCGTTGGCATCACCCCGGACGGCATCAAGGGTAGGAACATCAAAGCCTGCTCGATACGGTGCAGCCTTAGCCGCTGTATCGTTGAGAATCCCCCCACCGACAACTCCATTAGCATCGGGAAAAGTCTTGGTTCCAGGCTTCTCGATAAGGTCCATCGTGGGGATGCTCTTGAGTTGTGCATCTGCAATGGGCGTGCCATCGATCCGGCTTGGCCGAACTGGGCCTTCCACGCCCGACTTCAGTGGGCGGTAAGGTGCAATGAGATTGTTGTATGGTTCAAACGATGCGTCCTTGGCTGCATCCGCCGCTGAAGCGAACCCAGATACACCATTCAGGCTTGGGTTTGCCGCGAGGACATCGGGGAGAGCCTTCTCCAGGCTGTCACCGACGCCAGCGCCGTACTTAACACCGGGCTTGAGTGCGCTTTGGAGGAGTTCGCCGGGGGTTCCCGTCGTCAATGCACGAGTCGCCGCAAGGCTGAGACTTGGCGCGTCCGCTGAAGCAACCCTTAGACCAGCACCAACACCCCTGCCCGCCGTACCTAGAACCTTGCCAGCAGCCTGTGGCGCGGCGAAGCCTGCGATCGTACCGGCGAGAGTGCCAGCCATGCCAAGATTATTTCCCGCGTCATGTTGAGCTTGGGCTTGCGCGAGTGCGGGGCCAATAACGGGTACAGCGCGTCCAAAGTCGCGCCGGGTGGTTTCAGATAGGCCGTTTTTCTTGTAATCCTCAACGCCTTGCCCAAGCTCTCCAGCGATGCGCCTTCCCTCGCCAGCGATAGCTCCGGGGATGCCTTTCACCGTGTCGTAAGGGTGGGCAATAGCGCCAAGTAGCCCATTGAACCCCGAGGATTCGCCAACAGACGAAAAGAATCCGCGCTGCGAGTCCGTCCCCGGTGCAGATGGAGAGGCGGGCTTCGCGATAGGGGCATAGGGGTCGTCTAGGGGCTTGGCGATAGCCGCGTAAGGATCTTGCTGGCCCATTATCGAATCACCGTATGCCCGTGAGATTGAATGTCTTTCACCACATCATCCTCAGATTTTCCCTTGTTTTGTGGAAGCGCCATTGCGGATTTTAGGTTTACGCCCATACCGCTTCCAGCGCCTGCGCCCGCAGCTCCTGCGAAGTTAGCCTGTCCGTTTGCGCCAGCCTCGGACTGCCCTTGGAGACCCTCTAGTTTTCCTTTAGCCATAAACCGCACGGTATTAGCCCCGCCATGCATCTGCTTAGGCGAACCATCGCCGGAAAGGTTCTGGTTGAACTGATTGATTTCAGCCTCACCCGGTACGCCGCCAGTCCAGAACCGTGCGGCCTCCATTGCGACGCCCTGACGAATGAGGGCTAAGTTAGTCTGAGCGTCACTACCCAGTTGAATGCCCATCTCATTTCCGATGTGGTTGAGAATCTTTATATCGCCGTTGTGTACGGCATCCACGGCCTTGTCGTAGAGGTCAAGGTGGTGGTTCAATGTCGTGCCAGCCGTCAGCGTTGCTCCACCCTGCCCACTGGTCATATACTGGCGTACCGCGTTTTCAATGTCGTGATCACCCGAGTTGTAGGCAGGGTTCACCCCTTTGACGGCTGCGGCGAACTGGGCCTTCTGATTGGTGGTCGCACCACGCCCGAACACGTCGGAGAGCTTCAGGTCGCCCTTAGCGACAGCATTAATTGAAGCCTGCATCGCTGGATCGCTCGTGTCGAGTCCGGCATTCTTTGTCGAGGCACGGTCGGCTGCGGCCGCATTCATCACAGTAATCTTCGGTTCTGTCGAAGTGGCGCGGATGGTCGCTGCAATCGCATCGGTATCGGAGGCTTCAGGATGGGCCTTTTTGTAGCCGTCCAAGAACTGCTGCTGAAGTGTGGCGTCCTTCGTATTCTTGGCCTGATTGATGGCCGCAAATGCTTCCATCGGCTTCATGCCACGAGATACGGCATCATTGAAAGCCTGCTGATCGGGAGGCACCGGCTTTGCGATTGGGTTGTCGCGAGCGTCCGTCTCAGATTGCAGGTTTCCAGTCTGTGCCTGCAATAGCGCGTGCTTGTCGGCTTGCTCTGTCGGTAATGCCGCAGTTTGGGCCTGCTCTTGGGCGGTTCTAGCCTGCGTTCCTGCCGTAGTCGCGCCAGCCTGCTCTTCGGCCTGATCCTTAGCCACATTGTTCGTAGCCTGATCCACCAGCATATTGTGATGCAAGGTAGTGCCGGGGAGGGCCGTCGCGAGCCTTGGCGCAAAGACTGAGGCTGTTATGTCTCCAGCCCTTGCAATGCCTCTCACGAGGGGGTTTTTGATTTGGTCGATGCCCGAACCCTTGTTTATATAGTCGTCGCGCTTCTGGATGTCCTTCTGCGTCTGCGTAGGAGGTGGAGGAGGCGCAAGCGATACGCTGGGCAGTACCGAAGCCCCCAAGTCAGGCACAGCACCGGGCATGGCGATACCTGTACCGAGAGCTGGGGCTGCTGGTGTCCCACGAAAAGCCGCGATGAGAGGATTCAGGTCTGCCATTTACGCGGCCCCAGCCACGGCACCGAGGCCCATCTTGATATAGCCCATCTTTCGCGCTGCGGCTGCTTGTGCTGCGCTGTTCGCCGTACTCAAATAGCCCTGCCCTGCGCTATTGGCGTCTTGATAGATGCTGCTCTCGCCCGCAAGCCCCACCCGCTGGTTCTGGGTTGCAAGGTCGTTGCTTCGGTTCTGCACGTCAAGGGCGTTACCAGATTGCACGGTAGCCGCGTTGTGCGCTGCATCATCCAGTGCGGCCGCTGATCCCCCAGCATTGCCTGTACGCGCTGCGTCAAGCCCACCCTGCCCCACAGCAGCCGACACGCCGCCACCGAGCGATTGAGACGAGGCGGTAAGCTCATCAGCCTTCTGCTGTGGAGAATAGCCAGTAGTACCCGCTGCAAGCTTGGAATAGATGGGGTTTACGGTGTTGTAGGCACTGTCTGCCTGCTTCACTGCACCCGCGCTATTAGCTAGTGCATTCTTCTCTACGCCGCTGCCGCTGATTGCCATATTTACAGCTCCTTATGCCAACTCGTTAGCTGGCTTTTGACCCAACCCCACGTTTGCAACCGTTCAACGAACCTGTCTTTCACGTCCTCAAACCATGTAACAGCCTGCGAAAATCCTTTTGCCTTCAACTCCACCCGCATCGCCTCATGCAACTCCTTCAACTGAAGGAATCGAGCACCAGGCGTTGACCACTTTGGATCTACTGCGATGTGAACCTCTGCGCGGCGCCACGCTCCAACGAACATCACAGGCGAGTCATGTTCGTCCACCGCTGCGAGGCCTTCGATGAAGTCGCCATCGAACTCCCATGTGAATCCGTTTTCCAGTTCTTTCAGCCGCGGAATGTCTGTCTTGCGAAGCTGTCGAATCACCGCTTGGGCGGAAGCACGCTGTTATTGAACTGTGCTCCATAACCCGATACAGCATTACCTGCCTGCGTTGCTGCCGCAGCTGGAGATGCCGTATCTACCGGCGTTGGGTGATAGGTATAGTCCGAGGGCCCAGATGTCGGGTACTGGGAATAGGTGCGGATGTGTGCCTTCCCTGAAACCGGACTATCGCCGCGCCAGTTGTGCGTTGCGCCTAAATGGATCGTGTGAAATGTTGCAAAGGAAGAATCTGGCGATACATCCGCAAAGCGTTCTGCACCACGATATGCCGGTGATGGGTCGGATATCTTGATATCCAGCTTTCCGCCTCCACCCGTTGCGTTTACTGCAGCATGGGAGGGTGGGGGTTCAATTTGGCCGACTGGGGCCACGTTTATTTGCTGGGCAATGTTATTGTGAACATCCTGCAAGTACTGGAGAGCCTTGCCAATCTCGGGATGCTGCTGAATGATCGCAGACAGTTGGGGCACGCTCGCATTGGCCATTAGCTATTCTTTCCTCTAATCGGGCTGTAAGGGTCTGTCTTCACTGCAAGGGTCATAGACGACAGCCGGAAGCCTGCAGGAGCATCGGGAGCGGCTGGCAGCACACCAGCGGGCTGGCAGCATACGCGGTAGCTGATTCTCTCTGCTGCTACATTCAGGCCAAACTCAAGGTCGCGTGCAAGATCTTCTGTAACAGAAAGTGCCCGCGTTGGCCGTCCAGTGTTGCCTAAGCGGTCAAGATTCGGAACTAAAAACACGCTGCCTACTCCGGTGCAGTTCGATGTCATGAATGCATGTAAAAGTCTGTGAACGCCAACCTGTCTTTGCTGAGCTTCGTCTACTGAGACAAAGAAATATGTCGGATAGGTGGAGCGGTGCCAGAACGGGCCATAATCCGCGTCGATTCCGTCAATAACGCCTTCGTTCAACGTGTAAACCGAGGAAGTCCAGTGGGTAGCCAAAGAAGATCCACGGCCACCGCAGAAGGCCATGACAGCTTCACCATTCGGCTGTGTCAGCAGTCCGCAGTAGTTCATGGTGAGGCTCCAAGGTGACCACTTTCTGGTGAGGTCTGTTGTTACGACTTTGCCAGAATAGCCAATCCTCAAAGTCCCTGAATTAGCCAGCAGTCCAGCCGTATTCAGCTCGCGGTAGTCAAGAACGTACATCGCATTCGTGACGACTGACGTTCCGGTTGCTCCGCCGAGATAAACCCTGCGCGTATAAGGATCGTTCGAAAGAAACGTAAACTGCTTGGCCTTTGGATTCAGCGAATTCCACCACGGCTGAATCTCCTGGCTCATCTTGTCAACGCTTGCACCGTCGAAGATTCTCAGGCCTGTGTCTGATGTCCAGCAGAACCAATCCTCAAACTTCGTTACACCCCAAACTGACACTAGGCCGCATTTCGAGGCGACATGCCGAATGTTCCACGTGGCCGGTTCGCCCGAGGCCGTCTGCTCTGTCTCGTATAAAGATCCTTCTGGCCCCGATGTCAGGAGGCAGAGAACGTCCTTCCGCTCTTCCATGCCAAAGACTGGGTGAGGATCGCCAGCAGGCCCGAGAATTCCCGTTACCCCATCGACCGCCTCGGGGTTGTTTACATAGGAGGCTTTCGCATTCAGAATGTACGGGTTGTTGGTGTAGATAATCTCTATTTCGTCAACCGTGGAAGTCCCGTGCTGCTCGATGCTGAGAATCAGGTCTGAGGGTATCGTTAGCGGCGTGGGTAGTGAGAAGATAAGCTGGTCGAATTCGCCAGCACCTCGAATTGTTGCCTGACTTACATACCGCGTCGAAGCCGAGCTTAGCGTTGCAATTGAAACTCCATTAATCCATCCACGATAGGTATACTGCGTGTTGGGCTGGATGATTGCGATACCGTTCTGATCCTGAAACGCCGACTGGCTAATAATTGCAGTGGTCGCCTGCCATGCGAGGCCGTAGTCTCCAGCCGTCAATATTCCATCAGTGCCGGTGACCATCCAGCCCAGAGGATTGTTTGGCGTATCCGAGAAAACGCCGCCCTCAAAGCCCATGTTCTTGAACTGCTGAATCTTGTTTCTTTCGCCCCAAGAGAAGAGCCGCGAGCCGTAGCTGAAGAAACCCAGAACTGGCCCTAGAACCTGCTGGCGGAGGAGATTGTTTCCTGCTTGGTCGATTCCTATTCCAGCGAACAACGCTTCGTCTGTGAAGTCAAAGATTGCCGAGTTCGTGACGTTGTCTGGGATTACGGTTGCCGTGCCGATGGCAAACTGTCCAGCAGGATCGCGCGGGGGAACTGGGAGAACGAAGTACTTGCCACCGTTGGCGCCAGTGATGCCAAACCATCGCTCCGTAACGTTTGGAGGTCCGATAGCCGTGCTTGTTAGCAACAAATACTGCCCGCCAGAAGCTGTGATCTGCACTGGGGGGCTGGGAATCGTCAAATAGCCTGTTCTCGTCCTGAAGATTTCGACAATCGAGTGCTGGCCGGGTGAAATCTGTCCCGTTGGTGCCACCATCCCAGCGCCAGACTGAATCGAGGCGTTCGGCCCTGTCTGGTTGTAGGTAAACGAGACCGAAGAGAGCACTGAGGTCACATAAAACTGGCCATTCCATGGAAACGTTATCGCCCCAGTCGTAAAGGTCGCATCCGCGCCGGTCATCGCAAACTGGAATGTTGTCGAGGAGGGTACAGAGGAGATAGTAACCACTGTTCCCGTAGGTAAGGGAAAGGGTGTCGTCAGGGTCGCTACGGTTCCCGAGGCGGCCGTCGCACCTGGCACTGAAATAGTAATGACTGTCGGGGAGACCACGGTATCGACAAAGCACGCGACCAGATAGCCCGTTCCAGTTGACTGAATAACTGAATTCCCCGGCTCAAGAAAATGCGGGGTATTCGTGGTCATCGTCAAGATCCCGCCAACAATGCTCCACGAGGCAACGCCACCACCGACTACAGCGGGGAGGACGTTGGCGATTGCTACCTCATCTCCGGGGACAAAGCCGTGCGGTGATGGCGTGGTAGCAGTCGCTATGCCGTTCAGAGTCTCGTTGTTGACAACGATCGAGGTCAGAGACTGTGATGCATCGGGCACTCCAGAGACAGAGGCTTTATACCCAACCCTGAGCCCGTTCGGTACTGCGGTCGTTGCCGTTACAGTGTTATTCGTCCTCACCAGCAAAGGCGTGGAAAAAGTAACCGTTCCACCTGTGCCCGTTGCATTGCTTTGCGTGTAATACGAGACTTCAAACTCTGTGGCGCTGTCCACCGCTGAAACTGTTGTCGTGCCGATGCTGTAGAGCGAGTTCCCCGCAATCGCTATCGTGTCGCCAACGTTCAAGCCATGAGGGGTTGAGGTGTCGAACAGCAGCGACGTGTAATAAGTCTCGAAGGTTGGGGGCTGGTATCCGCCATCCTGTTCAATCGGCCCTCCACCTGTCTGTACTTGGGTAGGGTCGATAGGAACCGCAGTCGTAATGGTGACTGGCGATCCGCTTGAGCCTGCGACCAACGCTACTGCGGGGAGAGCATAGTTCGTGACCGTAGGCGGTGCACCGGGGCCATCTTGACTTACGCGGTCAAGGAATCCCTCTGGGGTGTATTGCAAGGGCACGTCAGCACCATGCAGGCCGTCAGACGTGGCAATGTACATCTTTCCGAAGGCGTTGCATGTAAAAAACCTATTGCCCGCATGAGTCTGGCCGAACGGCACCCCATCGGCATACATTCCACCATCCGAGGTAAAGGTGAGCTGTGAAACTGTGCCGTCGGGCTTCAGAAAGCTTGAGGTGTAGACCGTCTGCGCAGTCGTACCCATCGTTGCTAAGAGTTTCAGGGAAGGCCGGGTAAAGACGGAGCCTGGAAGAAAGGCACAGTCGGAGTTGTCTGGTGACAACCCCGCTGGTAGATCGGTTGGCTGCATCTCGAGGTTGTTGCCCCCGAACACATCCAGCCCTATCTCTGTGCAGCCTAAAACATTATTCAAGGCTTATATCTTCCGCTTGACGATGGTCAGAGTGACGGAGGCATCGGGAACAGCCGAGCCATTGGTGAACTCAGTGTTGGCCGTGGTGAAAATCTTTGTGGTTGCGACGCTGCCAGACACTGTCGTTCGATAGGTGTAACCCAGCGGCGAATACCAGTCGGCGGCGACAAAGGTGGTTGACGCAATAGGGCTAGAGCCCTTGCCCGCATAGATCAGGAATGGGTTGAAAGTGAATCCACCAGTAACATAAGTCCCGGTGAGCGCGGCGGTGCAAAACTCAATAAAAGTCGTTGCATCGAGGGTGTGGTGATTGCGGGTTACTACTGCCGTGACTGCCATATTTGTAGCTCCTTATTGGTTTGTGAGAAATCCGGGATAGCCGTTGCCGCCGTTGCCGCCGCGCGTGTATCCCTGGCGACGAATTGATTGGCGCTGCTTGATGCGGTTCGAGCGCAGGCCTGTAGTACTGAAGGCCGTCTCTGCCCAAGCTTCCATTGCTGGGGCTTGTGAGGCTCCGCGTGCATTCGCATACTCAAAGGCCACCCTTGCCCCAAGGCAGTTTTTGCACATCATCATGGGAACAAGAGCATTCGGCTGAGTAATATCCAGAGGCGCCCGATAAGCTGAATAGCGGAACTTCCAGTCCTGAACATAGTTCGTGCCATAGAAGTAAATGCCGTCATCGCGCCAGTCAGTGACGTTGCAATCGAAGATCACGGGGAGGCCGTCAGTTGCCTGCGTCATCAGCTGAAAGCCTTGCGTGTTGACATTGCCCGAACCTACCGAACGGCGTCTCCAAATCGACTTAGGGGAAATCATGTCTTGCGGCAGAACGGGATTCTCGTACTGATTCAATCCGTCGCTACAGCCTGACCAAGTAATCCATGATTCATTGGCAACGTCATCAACAGCCCTTGCGGGTATCCCATAGATCGGGATGCTCTTGATAAACGTCTGCACACCCGCCGCATCGCAACGCTCTTGGTACCAATCCCAAGCGTCCGTAAGGTAGGTCTGCGAGGCTGGGGCATCATTTGAAAGCAGATCGCCCTCAGCATCGTTCATCATGTCATTGACCCGAGAGCGGGCCGTATCCATGACGCCGTTGATTGTTGGGTAAGGATTCCCCCCACCGTCTACGAGAGGCACTAGCTAACTTCCTTGGGTGTACGCCCGCGCTTTTGCTCAAACTCGTGCGCATAGAGATGGGGGAATAACTGCCGCGCCCTTGCTTCGTCCAGAATGGCGCCACATCCGCTATGCGGGCAGCGTACAGCTGCGGGCGCTACAGGCTGACCACATCCGAGACACGGGATCATCTTGGCGTTCCTGCGAGCCCATGGACGATCGAGACCCAACGCAACACAAGCATGTATGTGGTCTTTGGTTATGCCGGGGTAGGAAACGCCATTGTCGCCAACTTCCGCACCGCCATTCACTTCGGCCTTTTGGTCGGCCTCGCGAACGCGAGCATCGTAGGTGTTATCAAGCTTTTCGCGGGCTGCGGCCTTCTCGGCTTCAGTCGGAACTGGGCCAGTGGCTAGAAACACCCCGAACCTTGTCAGGTCGGCAGAAACATGAGCAAAGCCGGTAAGCCCAAGAATGTTCTTGGCAACCTTCGCGCCCTCGGTAGTGAAATCCCACTTGTAAGTGACTTGATAGCCTTCAACCGCATCCACTACCGTTTCGGGAATTATGCTGGGGATGCCAACTTCACCGCGAAACATCAACGGCCCGGAAACATCTTCCCCCTCAGGGCAGGCTGGGATGATGAACGTTCCCATGCTCCCCATCGAAACGCTATGCTGCCAAGGGCCAACATTGAAAATGTAGCTACGTCCCTGATCCATCACGGCCCGCATGGGTGCCGGGATACTGGGGAGGCTGTGACTTGTCTTTCTTACTACTTCGGCCAAATTAGGCATTTGTACGCTCCAGTGCGGTCAAAATCACGTCGTCTTTCTTTTTGTCGTTGGCTTTACGGCTTTCTTCGTATGCATCACGCAATGCCTGCGCCCGTTCGGCGTCCGTATAATTCGCCCGATCGCAATTGATTTGCGAGGCCCAGAGATGTGCGAGTCTTGGTGTTACTTCGCCGGGGAATATACCTCCACCGCCAGTGCAAAGTTCGTAAGTCCCGGCTGGGTCGTATTCCATTCCGACGCCCATTTCGGTTGCCTTAATGGCGAGATGTTCCTGCGTCATGCCATAAAAGTCTTGGGCCGACAGCCACTTTTCCAATATCCATTTGCCGTCCGCCTTTCCTGCATACAGCGGGACGTGGACAATCTTGCCTTGATACTCGTACTTCTCTATGCGGGAATCTGCCCAAACCACGCGATAGACAGGCTTGCCTGCGGGGTTTGTCCCGTATTCCGATAAGTCGAGTGGGTGAAGCTTAATCGTTGATAGCTCTTGCATGAGCCTCCAGAAAAATAGGGGGCATTGCTGCCCCCCTTTGGATTAGTAGCCAGACGGAATCGCCAAGCTGGAGATGAAGGCATTCCGACGTGGGTTCTTGCAGACAACGTTGCCCATCCAGATCATCGCGGACCACTGCGAGGACGCAGGAGCGCCCGACGCACCGTAAATCTGGAATACGCGCTGATCGCCAACCGTGTAGAAGTCCAGAGGCTGAACTTCCGTGCGGTACCAGGTGCTGAAGTCCAGCAAGTCAATACGACCGGGGATAGCCTTGAGATTGGTAAGCATCTCAATGCCGCCGATGGTCTCAACCTGCTGTGCCGGGAGCATGTCGCGCGAAGTTGCATTCCCAGCCTGAATCAACTGGGTCACAACAATGCCCGTATTTTCCCAGGCGGTGCGCTGGTCAAGGCCAAGGTGCGCCTTAACCCCGCTACCGGGCTTGGTATCCACACCACTTGCCAGCTTCAACTGAGCCAGCAAGAGACGCGCAAGCGCGGGAGTCAACGTGGTCGATCCAGCATTCACGTTCGGGGTGGTAAACGCACCGGGGTAGGTGGTACGAGAAACGCCCGTCATGTAGTTGCCGGTGGTTGCAGCCGACTGATAAGCGAGGATTCCGGCAAGGCCAGAGTTCGCAGTGCCCGCAGACTGGTTCTCCAAGAGAACGCCGTTCGCTACCGGGAGGGTAGGAGGATTGGCGCTCAGATAGAGAGCCTTCTGGGTGTTGTCCACACCAAGAATGGTGATGGTCTCGGTGATCGCCGTGCCAACGCCACCAGCATAGTAGTCAACGTCCATACCGGCATAGAACCGGGCAGCATTGTCAACGAAGATGATGTGGTTGGTATTGTCGAAGGATGTTACGGTGCCCAGCGTGTTTGCGCCGTCACCAACTGAAACCAGTGAGTCAAGGTTGAAGGCTCCAATAGCTGCCTGAGTCTTCAGAACCTTAGTCATGTAATTGACAACCGACTTCTCGCGGTCGTTGGTCGCAATCTTGGCGAGTTCTGTCCACTCAAACGCATTCGCAAACGCGAAGGGTGCGATGGTGCCAAAGGCGAACTGCGGTGCACCACCACGGCCAAGGTCGTCGCCGTCAAGAGTTACCTGGCGAGACTTGCCACCGGGGTACACGTCGAACACGACGCGCTCCGGGCGGGTGGAAACGGTGTCTTTCTGCTGAGCCTTAATCTCTTTCCAGAGAACAGAATCAAGCGCGTACAGCTCCTCAAGATCAGATCCATTGACCTTCTCAAGTTGAGCCGCGAGGATTGCATTATTATTGCCGACTGGCATGGGAAAACCTCAGAGTGAGTTCGCTCTGGTCTCCCTTTCGCCTTTCGGCCTGCTTGGGTTTTGCAGCGTTGGGACTAGTTCGCGTTACTGATGCCTTACCCATTGAAGCTCCCGCTTAGCGTCCGGGCGACGTGGTTGGGTTCGGCGGTACTTCTAAACTTAGCGACCGAGGATGCGGTCGAAAATGGCGTCTCGTGGATCAACCCTGCCCGTTGGTTTGGCGGGTGTCTTCTGTGCGACAGGCTTTGCAGCTTCAGCGGCCTTCGGAACTCCCGGATTGCCGAAGATCGTTCTGCCTACCTTCGGTGCTATCTCAGTGATGGCTGCAGTCTCACGGCTCTTGATGAGCTTTGCCGCGCCAGCCTTGTCCTTGCGAGAAAGTAAGGCCTGTACGGACTTCTTGAATCCCTCATCGGCGTGTAAGCGCTGCAGCACTTGGCTGCGCACGGTGTTGATGGCTAATTCCTTGGCGTCCGTGTCGTTCGGCCGACGCTTGATGAAGGAATCGAGTTCCTTTGCAATCTGGGTAGACCGGAAGGATTCGACTTCCTTTTCAACTTCACCCTCAAACGCCCGTTGCTCGCGGGTGTTCAGTTCCTGCTCGCGTGCAGCGTACTTATCCGGTGCTCCCTTGACTTCAGCCTTCGGTGCCTGCGCTTTGACCTGAAAGCCATTCGCCCACTCTTTTAGCTGGCCGACCATCTTGGTGGCATCTTCGATCTTGCCAAACTCCAGCATCATGCCCATCTTTTCGAGGAACATGGGAACGCCGTTCTGCTGAATCGTTGCAGCCATCACGCCAGAGACGTGTGCAGTCCAGCCCTCAGGGTCGGACTTCTGCCATTGCTGATCCATCACAGGCCCGAGCTTGGAGATTGTCTCAGGCGGTAAATCTGTTATCAGATCGGGTGAAGCGTTCGCGATCCTTTCGGACAGTGCATCAAGCTCTGCGGCCTTGCCCTGCATCTCGCCTAGCGTAGTTGTCAGGCCTTCGCGCCCGCCATGCTCCTCAAGGAACGCGGTAAGCTCATTGACTTGCTTGATGCCTTCGGGGAACTTCTCCTTATAGGCGTTGCGCTCAAACCATGCATCTTTAGCGGCCTTGCCTGCTGGAGTCTTGAAGAACTCCTTCAGCTCTGCTGGAACCTTGCGCCAGTCGCCTGCTACTTCTTCCTTTGGCTCAGGAACGGCCGAGGGATCAACCACATCAGCCGGTGTGCCATCTAAGCCCTCATTTGCTACGTCGTCTGCGATTACTTCAAGTTCGGGAGCGTCGAGTACGGCTCCTAGCTCTTCTGGCATTAGTTCTCCTTGCGACTGAGCGCTTGGGTTATGAGGGATAACGCCTCTTGCAGCTTGAGGCTCATGTCGATCAAATCTTGGCGACTCACTGGTTCGCGCTGTGTGCAATCAACAGAAATACTCCGACCACGGCCCACACCAACGCCTTCAAGGTTGATTATCGACATAAATCTCCTTACTGCTCGAACAGAATGTCGATTGCCTGCGTGGCCGTGCCGAACAAGAAATATTTGGACAGTTGGATATTTGCCCTGTCAGGGCTGGAGATGGTAAGAGTGCTTCCAGCAGCGCCTGCAGCAGTCAACTGAATGCCCTTAGTTGCGCTAACGGTGCTATCTCCAACTCGGCATACAGCCGCCGCATTGTTCTGAAACACGACTGTAGACGCAGAGAAGGACAAGGCTGTTACCTGAGTCGCACCTGCGCCAAGAGTTACCTGCAATAGTGGCATTTATTTCTCCTTTTCCCTTTGGGACGCATGGAACGGGCAATCACAGTTGGCGGTGTTCCACTCTTGCACCTGCTCATCAGTCCAATCGTTGGGAAAGGTTCTCCCTATGCCCTGGTAATATCCATCTCCGGCGAAGGTTTGAACTTCCGTAGGTTGCCCCATCATTTCGGCTCCTTGGCGTTACTCTTCTTCGCCTCAAGCTGCTGTTCTGGCGTCAATGGCTGCTGTATCGGTGTTGCCTGCTCTTTCGCGGCAAGCACTGACTTATGCGTTGCGCTTGCAGCCTTGTCCTGCGTATCCGCTGCGGTGTTCTGCTCTTCCAATACGTTTGAGGCTTCAATCTCTGCCGGCGAAACCGTTATGCCGTCCTTGGCTAGCAACTGGCTGATTGCGTTCGGGTCGGTGATCGCACCAGTGAGTGAAATCTTCGGTGGTTCAAACTGCGGTGCGGGTGCATTGGCTTGGATCGCCTGCTCATGTAGGTCAAGGTGCAGGTTGACGTTATCCACGCCCTGCTGGTTGCCCTTCTGTATCTCTTCAAAGCACTGGTTTGAGGACAGCCACTCAATGCCGTAGTCGAGCTCGAACTGGTTATAGTCACGCTTGCCGATCGGTACGGAAGAGGTAAGCGGTATGGGTGGCGGTGGTTGGCCGGCGAGTTGTGCCTGCTGCACCGCCTGCTGCCATTGCGGGATCTTAGTTTGATCCGGTACTGGCGGTTCCTTCAACATCTGCTCGATTTCACGCAGCTGCTTATCTCGCGCATCAGCCTGTGGGATGTAAAGATTCTCCAAGCCCGAGTACTGCTTCACTAGCTTCAGGTTTGCAGGATGGAAGACAATAGCCTGCCCTTGCTCGCCTTGGCCCAACTGCGTCAATACGTTCTGCAGACTTGCTCTTTGATCTGCCTGCGTCTCGGGGAAGCTTGAGTCCTGATTCGGGTAGCAGCCCCATGTGCCATCAAGAATTGCTGCAGGGTTGAACTGCTCTTGCCCCGCTGAGCCCTTGACTGCAATCATTGGCCTGTCCTGCACCAGCTTGGCCGCTTCGATGATTGCCAACTCGTACGTGCCAGCAAACAGCCACTGCACTCCACCCCACGCTGGGGATAGCTGGCCCTTGGCTTGATCTGACAGCATCTTCTGGCCCTGTGCCGTCTCTGAGTGTGGATCGCCTTCACCTGAGAGCGAGGGGAGGTCGCCAGTAATGAACTGTGCCAACGCTAAGAGTCTGTCGATGTTGTTGACTAGCTCGGTCGGAAGCTGGGCTACCTCTTCCTGCATTACCAAGTCGTTGATGCTGGCGCCATTCGGTACGGTGATCTGATGAATAACGCCAGGTGCTGACCGTTGCTCTGACAATGCCTCTGAATCAACTGTGTCAGTAACCCACGTCGCAGGGATGCTGAAATCAAAGTGCTCTCTCAGCATGTTCAGCGCATCATTGAATGCCTGCTGAATCGGTACCAGATCATGCAAGAGTGAAGGCCGGTTAGCTCCCTGTCCGGGTGCGGGCCACTCAACCTTCAATGCTTGTTCCATCGACTGCGGTATGCACTCCACAGCCTTGCCGCTAATCATCGTGACGTGTACGCCGTCAGGGTAGAGAGAGGTCAACTCCGCTCTTACAGCCTCTGGCGCCTTACGATACCGGCTTGGCCGTACCCATGCATGATGCTCAGTCGTCAGATTCTTTAGCGCATCGGATGAACCGTTCGCACCCTTGCGATTAGCCAGGATGCCAAGCCTTGCATACCGCTCATAGGCTTGCTCGCCGTTGTCTTGCTCGCCCTTGATGTCATCAGCAAAGTCTGGGTACTGGTCCTTCGCTTCCCACAGGTCTACTTCTTCAGACAGCACACAATAGCCCCAGCGCTCCATCTTGCGAGCATAGATTGGGACTTTCGACTCCAGAACGCCATGAACCGTAATCCTTAGCTGGCCCTTCTTGTCTACCCATGTTCGGGTAATCGTGCGGCCATCCGTGCAGAAGGTAGCAGCTACTTCAGCCTGCCGGTCCTTCATGTGAACTAGACGGTCTACCCTGTGCCGCATCTTTTCCGCATAGCTCGCAGAGGTTACGTCTACTGACCTTTGCAGGTCATCCGGTACGAAGTTGATACCCGGAGGGTTCTGGCTAAGGATCGAGACAAACGAACGCCAGTGCGGCGTGTAGATGTTGTACACATCCATGAAGCGTGGGAGTTCTTGGCCGCTAGCTTCTGGTGGGCAGTAGGTGCCGTCTTTCTCGTTGTACCAGAGGTACTGATGGCCATTGCGGAAGTTTCTCTGCTGCCATGCCTTGCGGACTTCAGAGCGGCGCGAGGTTAGATCCTCTTTGAGTACGCCGTTGACGAGGTTCTCTAGCGCAGTGCGGCCTTCGTCAGATAGCTGAGGCGCTTGCTGAGGGTATTGCTCTTGAACATCAGGCAGTGCTGGTGTAATGCTCAATCGAGCTTACCCGGATATCTAGCTCGCATGACGTTGGCAATACCCTCCGCATCTCCACCGGTAAGGACGCGGAAGCGATAGACATTCGTATCGTCTTTCTCGTTGTACCAGAGGTACTGATGGCGGAAGTTTCTCTGCTGCGTATCGTCAATGGGAAAATTCGGGTTGTCGGCCATTACCTTGCGCACCTTCTCCAACTGATTTGCCAACTCCAACCGATTAGCCAATCTCTCTGCGTTCGTCACTCAGCCACCGGCATATCTTCATTCCATGACCGCATCTTTACTCCACCAACTCCTGCAGGCTTAGGCTGGGCCGCTACTGCTTCAGCTATGACAGCCTTGCGGCGCTCTAGGACGGTGATGCGCTCTTCGGCCTTGTCGTGCCTCTTGATTGACGCCGTAATGGCGGACGTGAGAACGCAATTCCACGCCCCGAGAGCGACAATGACGCAAATAGTCACGCCGAGCAATACGCCTAAGAGTTCCATCAATCCGCCGCCCCGAATGAAATCAGCTCATCACCCTCTTGGATTCCCTCGGGGAGATGGTCAAAGATCACCCTTTTCCCTTCGATGGCAACGACTAGCGCCGATCCTTCGCTTATTTCGTCGCCGCGCTTGAAATGCATTCGTGTGCCAATCGTGACTTGCCGCTTCGGGTTAGGAAGTTCAATAAAATCCATAATCTCACCGACCCGAATAGCGGGTTTTGCCCTTTCTCTCTGAAAGCATCTTCATGTGAACCATGTGCGCTACGGTTGTGTTAGGTGCAGCGGCTACGGCTTCTGCCATAACAATGTTGAACGGCTTCTTCTTGCTCCAGTCCCAGTTATGCAGGCCCATCGTCAGGGCATCGTAGAAATCGTCTGCCTTGTTCACGCCTTCAATCTTCATGACATCTTCAAGTTCGTCCTCATCCCGTATGAGCTGGGGTATCGATTCAATCAGCCCGGTGCAGCCCGCGAGAACTACTAACTCATCGTTCTGCAACTTCTCGTACAGCAGTGCGGCCTTCTTGATGCGAGAGCCAGGGCTTGCATCGTTGGGCGTAAGCTGAGGGAGGCCTAGCGAGCGCAAACGCTTCCCGATCCGTTCAGCAATCGATAGCTTTTCTTTCTTCTCTGACGATCTGGAGAACTTTTCGTGCGAGAAGAAGATTGAGGCTAACTTGGTTGCATCCTTGGGGCCGTAAGGCAGACCAAGGTTGTTCAGGCGGTGCGTGTTGGGAACGGTCTCGCGACTCGTCTTCCCCTTGTCCGCGTACTCGCGATATACCACACACTTCTCGCGATACTCCCCGCCAGCGGTTCTGCATAGCGCCAGCGTGAACCATAATTCAATGTTCCAGTGAGCACGGCCATAGTCCCAGCCCATCCAACGCGATTGCCACGGTTGCCAGATGATCTGCGTTGAGTCTTTGGCGAGGTCGATTACATGCCGCGACTCATCCCACACATCAAAGAACTGCCCAACTGAAGTATCCAGCTCGCCCTTGAGAAACTTGCTTCTTAGCGGCTCGGGTAGTCTTTGCAGCTTAGATAGCTGGTCCGGGTCGCGGGCCAGCAGGAAAGGGTTGTCCAGAATGGTCGAATGGACATAATCCCAATCGTCAGGGTTGTAAATCAGCCGGTATCCGCTCGGCTCCTGTGAGTCTGGTATCCAGTATCTTCCGCTCTTGTCCCTTACTGCGTCGTCGGGTGGATCGTAAGGCTTCTTATCGACAAACTGTGCCTTATAGAAGGCCCAGAACGCTCCGACCGGGTTCGTACACCCAAGCATGACCGGAACTGGCATGTCGCCGTTGCTATCCGCCTTGCACTCTCGGTTGATACGGTTACGAGACTGGAGGAATTGCCATGCTGAGCCCGCAAACTGTCCGCACTCGTCAAGGATGATGACCGGGAACGCAGCCGAGAGATACTGCTGCAGATCCTTCTCTGAGTTGTTCGGTAGATGCCCAAAGAACAGCTTAGAGCCATTGTGATGCAGTGTTGCAATCTTGTCTTGCTCGTTCCAGTGATACAGCTCCTCGGGAACGAACTCTTTCCAATCGAGAATTGAGGACTTCTTTAGGTCGGTAAGCTGGCGGCGGATAAACAGGACCGCGATGCCAGGGTACCGCAGCATGTACTCCAAACCCTCCATTAGTGCGTCGGAGGACTTGGAAGAGCCTGTACCGCCAACCCGTAAGCGATTCGTAGCCTTAGAGCGGCGTATCAGTTCATTCTTTGGAGTTGGCGTCCAATGCTTAGCGAGGTCGAATACCAACGCTATTCCCCAAAGTCGGGCGTTATGTCAGTGGCGCTTCTCTCTGTCGCAATCCGTTCAGGGACGAGGATGCTCTTGATGCCAACCTCTCCCCCGAGGTTCATATCCAACTTGTCACCATACTTCTTGGGAACCAGCTTTGCTAGCAGCCATTTGCGCGTATCTGTCTGCAACTTGGCTCGCTGTACTGCTACGCCATTCGGCATCTGCAATTCGCCTGAAACGTCATTGCTCTTATCGTCGGCAATTTCTAATATTTCATCGGCTAGCGCTTCCAGTTGATCTTCCTTCGCGCGCGCGTACTGGTCCGAGAAGTCTTTGTGTTCGCGTAACCATTTGAATATTGTGGACTTAGCAGGCATTCCTTCTGCCTTGCAAATTGTTCGGATGCTCTCACCTTCGGCTACGAGTTCGCATATCGCGTCTGCTAGTTCGGGTGAGTATTCCATGTCTTCCGTTTCAATTCAGGAGGTTCCAGCCTGTGTCAACTTAGGCGACAGGCCAGAAGGTTTCTTAGACAGTTGGTTCGACAGGAGGTGCCGGCGTAAGAGCTGCGGTATTCGCTTCAACCTGTGCGGTCTCGGCTTCAATCACTGCCTCAGCGGCAACAACGTCGGCGAGGTTTGCGGTTGCGTTGGTTGTGGCTACGGTGTTGGCATCGACAGCCACTTTGAGGGCTGCTACATCTTCTGAGAGTTTGGACATTAGTTTCTCCATTCGGACTAGGATTAGGATGAAAAACAAAAGGATGAGAAAGAGGAGTGCGAGCATCTAGCCTCCTACTTGTGAAGGGTTATGTACCAACCCACAAGAATTACGACGGCAGCAAGGAAGCCCGAGGCGTATACGATCTTGTCCCCGAGTGATTGAACCTTGTCCGATAGCTTGTCTACAGCACCAGGCTGGCCCTCTGAGCCATAGAGCTTATCCAGCTTGACGCCGTTAGAGATGGATTGCACCGAGAGAGCCTGAAGCGTGCTCTTGTTTTCATTGTGGTGCTTGTCCAGAATGGTGGCCACTTCACTCTTGTGGGCAGAGAAGCGATTCTCCCAGTCGGCCCTTACTTGCTCAAAGAACTCATGGCCGGGGAACGTCACCTATTTGATCTTTGCCGGTGCAAGCGCAGGATTTTGGGCAACAATGGCATTCCACTGATTCTTAAAGTCTTTAGCGTCCTTGGCGTGCGGGGCGGGCGGGAGGTTTATAGCGAAGGAGGGGGTGGCAACACCCGTGGGCTGGGCTGGCAACAGGATGAGGATTGACTGCACTGTGCCGATAGCTAATGTCACAAGCGCCGCATAGGGCTGAACCTGGGGGAAGAGGTAGAGGTCGTCCTGTACGAGCTTCAAAGCTTCAATGGCCAGCTCAGCGTTTGTGCCTGACTTCCATTCGGTGACTGCCTTTACCGCTGCTGCTGTGTCAACTGTGAGCTTTGCGGAGAGGTCTGGATTGCCTTGGATCTGGGCAACAGATGCGGCGGCCGTTCCAAGGATCTGGGTGAGGGCGGCGATCTGGTTCTGGGTGACGCAGCCGGTCAGTGCTAGCGATAGAACGATGGCAGCGGCGGTGACGCGGATAATCTTCATGGTTTTACCTCGGGAGTCTTATCTTGCGTGACCGTAATGGTCGTTGTCTGAGTCGAGATGGGAATAGGGGACTGCTTCAAGAATGTGAATACAGAAATCAGGGCTGGAACCAGTGTCATCTTCGCGATGTTGTACAGGCCGTCCTTGGAGCCATTGAAGACGGTTGGCAGTGCCAGTACACCAATAGCAGCCGTCGAGAATGCCGTGATAAAGGCCGTCATGAGGCCCTGAAGCCAAGCTTTAGTTGTCATCAGTCCTCCAGAAATTTAGCGCGTTTGAGTTTGAGTCCAGCCATTGAGGCTATGGACCGGGACAGACGCGCTGCCGCCCTTATTTGGTAAAGCTAATCATCCGGCACACTTTATTCGCGCTCTCGGGCACGATACCCAATATCCGGGTAGGTCGGGGACGCCCTTTGGAGGCCCAGTTAGTCACCCTTGTTAATTCGAGGAGATTGGATCACCCCCTAACCGTTCTGTTGCTTATGCTGCTTCAAGAAATTGGCTTGCTATGTATTCATGTGCGGCCCGCACCAAGTCAGGGCGCATCCGTAGTGGGCCATCGAACTTCAGGCCGGGAATCTCTGCGTATGCAAGAGGCTCCATGCGCTTCTGATGCTGGGCTTGCTGTGCCCTTAGCGCGAATCTTTCCTCATCCGTGGTGTCGCGGATCGTCTGACCGGGGATGTCCCAGGTTATCGTGCAGTGATCGCGCATCACCTGTTGGGCATAGGTGTATGACATGTGGAATCCACGCTGAGTGTGCAAAACTCGCTTATGTGCCATATTTTTAGAGGGTCCGGGGGCTTGGGTTGTTACAGGTAGGCCCGACATAATGCTGTGTCAGGCATCAGCAGACCGGGGAGGACTGTGTTGATGATGTCAAAACGCTAGGCGTTTAACAAGAGGAATCGTAATTAGTAATAGTGGTAATCTTGCCAGTCTTTCGCCACGCCTCTTGTGCCTTCACTAATTGCGTGAATATTTCCCCATTAGGCTCGGAGGGTGCGAAGCCCCTGAAGGTCTCAAGCACCTCCTCCTCTACCACCATGCTGATCTGGACTGTTCGCTTGCCCTTGAGCTTCCGACGCTTCCAACTCTTCTTTATCGCCAGCCCCATCTGAATATCAGCCATTTACTTCACCCTCCGCTTCGCCCTGAACTTCACATCTGCTATCGCTAAGCACTTGCGGCATCTCCTGTAACCCTTCTTCGTTATCTGCACTGTCTTCTTCGTCAATAAATGCCCACGCAGGCATCGCACCCCATTGGTGCAGCTCCGAATGTCCCGCAAGATAGACACACTGCATATCACCGCCCTCACGCATTGATCCACAACGCTCCTCCTGAATATCAGCCATTGCTACCCACCTCCGGTTTTGCTGCAAGTAACGGGTCTGCTTTGACGCAGATGGGGCAGTCGTTGTTCTTTGTCCCGCAGTACCAATTTCTGGTGTGCTCATCGCGGTATAGCTTCACAACCTGCCGCAGTTCCTGTAACTCAACCAGTTGCTCCGCTCCTATGGTCGATAAGGTGGACAACTCGGTACGGAGGGAGGAGATGGTGTAGGCGTCTTTGTCTTCATGTGGGGCTGCAGATGGTTTGGGCCAACTATGCCAGTCGCGACAGCAGGGACACCATTTCGTTTCTTCGCTCATAGCTAATTCCTCTTTCAACCTAATCACGTCTGATTCGGGCTTTTGGCTATCCGCTTTGGCTATTAGTTCCCGTATGTCGCGTATGAGATTTCCGTTGACACCTCGCCCGCCATAGCACGCTTCTACCTCTTTGAGTGCTTCAAGTAATTCCGCGGAATTCGCCTCAGCCTTCAATGCGCGGGCGGTCCACACCGTTACCATGCGCGAGAATTCAATGTGGTCATCTTCGCGGCATTTTATGTGTCCCGCTAACTGCTCCTTCAGTTCAATCACTTCAGCCTCCAGCTTGTGTACGTCTGATTCTGCATAGAAGGTGCCAAGGTCGTTTACGTAGGCTCTCACTTGTAATCCTTTCGTCTCACATATTCCGTTTCCTTATTCAATGGGTGCCTCGCAGATTCTCCGGCAGCGCGAAGTCCTCACACCATTTACAGTGCGGAGAATAGTCGCCACACTGGCAGGGTTCGTGGCTTCCACCGCCCGGATAGCGGCCTTCGTCACTACGCTCCGGACAATCCTCTAGCCAAAAAGAGGATACGATTTCTTCCCTCGATTGTTCCTTCATAATCCCTCCTTCTATGCTGGCTTGCCCCGTGGAAACTTTAGGGGCGGTGGCATACTTTTACGGACTTCAATTTGCCTTACTAGCGCTTGCAAATACTGGTTCTGGCGGATTTCATCTAGGCCGTCCCCGGTAATCGCCGCGTAAAGCAGGGCCTCGTAGTCAGCGTACGCATCGCGAAGACGAGAATTTGACATAAGTAGGGCCGCTCGCAAATTTCCGATTCTCTCAGCCTTTTCGCTCATCGTGTCATCCTTGGGGTATTCCGTTGGGGGTGTAGGGGGTCACTAATTGCCTCCGTTCCACCAATTAACAACTTCGTTATAGATCCCCCACCCTACTAAGCCGCTATCTATTCCCAGCACGGCCATGCCGAGATGTGCGGCCCACAGCGCTTGCTCTTTAGCCATGACCGGATCTCCAGCCTCAATTGCTTCATGCATATATCGCACCCGACTCTGTAATGCACCGCGTTCACATGCTCGGGAAAAAGATTCTCTATTCACGGCCATCCTTAGAGGAGTCAGCTACTGGCGGGATGGGCTTCGATATTGGGTTATTCATCGCCTGATCCACTTGGTACCCAAACGACATGCGGTACCGAACTTGTGTGCATTCGTGGCAATTGCATTCTGAAGGATTCGTATTTGTCATGATTTACCTTTTCTTATTGCTGGAGACTTATATTTCGGGCAGTGGGCAATGCAATACCCCAATTCCCCGATCTTGTATATCGCTAACTTTCCACAATTACATTTCAGCTTCTTTCCGCGTGTCATACTTTCCCTTTCTCGGAGTCAGCCGATAGCTGCTCTCGCAATGCAGATAGTTCGGCCAAGCCTTCTCGAAACTGTGAGGTGAGTTGCAAGTTTGCTATTGCCAGTCGTGCTAGCTGCTCTCTCAGGGCAATCACTTCGGCCAAAAGTTTGAGTATGTTTTCAGGGGATGCCTGCTTTTGATATGCCTCTTCCTCTGTTTTGTAGACCCGATACGCTGCCGCAACCTTCTGGATATCCGATCCTTGGAATGCCTCCGCGAATAGCTCCTTGGCCACCACGTAACGCTTGTGGGAAGCCCTAAGTGTTTCCCATCCCAGCGGTGGCAGTTCCCCCACCTGTGGCTCGGGCTGCGACTTTACATACCCGTCGTCACGTTGATTGCACAGACAGAACCATTTTTCTCGATTACAGTCTGGACAGACACCACCATTTTCCATAGTGCGCAGATCGCGGGTTGCTCGCCTCCCCATCTTCAGAGCTGCTTTTACTCTATCTTCGCTGGCTGGCTCCTCCTGTGGCTCGGTAGGCCCAACTCCGGCACCGTGCGGTTCATCTTCCTTAGCCACCTCTCGCAAGAATCGTTCGCTGAATTTCATGTCAAGGGTTGGCTCGGTAGGAGGTTGGAGGGTGGCAGCGGCGAGTTCAAGTGTTGCGACACGGCAAATTGTTATGCCGGGAATAAGTATCCGTTGGCCCTTAGCGTTGCTTATGTATTCGTCAATAGATGCAACCATCCATCCATCAGCGACAGGCCATGCCCTTAGGCGCTTTACTTGCTCCTCAGTCGGTGTCGCCGCATCCTCTTGCTTCCCGTTTGGCTCAGCGGGTTCATGCATTTGTCTACCAAGTGGTGCCGGGGCATAGTTGCACGTCTCGCTAAGGAAATCGGTTCCTAAGCATTTAGAGCCATCACGCCACAAGCCGTACTCGTCCTTCTGGATGCCTCGCTTACACCGCCTACACGTTGCGCGTTCGGGTGCGGCTTGCTTCCCCACTGAGGGGGCCAGCGTAAAACTCTGTTTCGCCGACCAAGTATCAGGTCCTACGGGACACTGCACGCCATCATAATGACGGTCTTGGCTTGTGCCGCACAATACACAATCCGATTCGGTGGCTGTGGGGGTTGGCAGCTTAGAGGCTGCGTCGATCCAAGCATCTTCTTCCGCTTTAGTCCACTCGTCCCCGTTGTAAATCTTACGGGCAAACCCTAGCAGGATTCCGCCAGACCGCACGCCGCAAGCAATGACTGCATCGGTGAACGATTGATAATCGGTATGGACTCTTGCGTCGGGATAAACCGCAAGAACTCTTTGTTTAGCCGAAGCGGTGGCATCCGGGGTGGACTGGGGTTCGTTAGTCATGGCTTGGCTCCGTAAAATATGTGCTCAACTTTGTGTTGATTGAATCGCGCGATTAGGCTGTCCCTTGACCACACTTCAAGCCACGGAATCATGCAATACTCGCCGGGTTCTTCTGTCTCTCGAATATCAGCAACTCCATTGCTGCCAACTCTCAGCGTATGCGGGTTGCCCTCCGCGCTGATGTAGCAGATTTCTCTTATGCGGGGACGTTCTTTCATTGGTGTAGGTTGGCTCATCTACTTGTCCCCCTCGGTGCCTGGTTCTGCGGGGGCGGCCAACAGTCCCGCATCGTTCTTTTCCTTGTTGCGCTTACTGAAGTGTTCGATTGGCTTGCTTAGAACGCGGGCGATCTCGGCGTCTTCAGCACCAGCCGCTGAAAATCCAGCGGCGTGGGCCAATGCAAGGGTTGTGACACCTACACCGCCAAGCTCCTGCGATAACCTTCCGACTGGCCGCGCCCATACATACCCCACCAAATGCCGCGCTTGTTCCTCCAGCACGCCAGCGGCCTGTGCAGCCTCAGCAGCTTCCTCAAGGAGTCGCAGCCCTCTCTGTGGCAATGAAAGCGCCTCAGCCTCGCCAAACGCAGCCACGGCCCACTCCCCGATCCTTCTTTGCTGAACATTGCGTCCTGTCCCCTCTGGTGTAGGGGTGGCTAGGGGTGCAGGATCGCAGACGAACGCTTTCATCCAGCAGGGCGCACAGAGGAATTCAATGTTTGCGACGCCTCCCGTGTATCCAGAAATCTTGGTCGAACTGATTCCGCACTGAAAGCAATTCATTTCCGCTACAGGTGGGGAGGCAAGGGGCTTGGATGCCGCTAGATTTGTCCGTGCATCATCCCACGCGGCATCTCGTGAGTTACCTACACCAACAACTGTGCGGAATGGCGTGTCGATGTTCTCAGCGGTGCGCATCAGAACGGCATAGGGCCAGTCCATCGGGTAGCAATTATCAATCGGGTAGTCACTCAGGGGCTTGGATGCGGGGTTAGTAACGTATGTCCTCATGCGTTTTATTTCTTCAAGTTCGCTCATAATCTCTCTCCCTCCTGCTGTCTCAAATTTGCCATTTAGTCGCTGTAATCATTGTCGAGAATGGTTGAATCTTCATCATCAAATTCGGCCTCGTTACAATCGGGCGAATCGTAGTGTTCGGGAACGTACCCCAACTCCTCATCCCACTTTGCCTTCATCGGAAGGCGGCAGTTCTTGCACAGAAAATCGCTCACTGTCTCTCTCCTAGGTTCAATTCAGTCCACATCAACTTATGCCGCCTTCTTCAATTCCTGGCGCCGCATCTTTCTGACCAGCTTCTCGTTTTTCTTGTAAATGGGCTCGCAATGCTTGCGGCAAAGTCCATACTTCGCGCTCATGCGGATGACGATGCCACACTCAGCGCACCGGGGATTTCTCTGCTCAATTCTTCGGCGGTACTTGATGTAGCACTTCTTGCAGATGCCATGAGTAGTCTTACGGATCGACTTGTTACAGGCTCCGCACGCATATGCAACCTCCAACGGCTGAGGCCTCTCCAGCTTGTGCTTGATACAGCGGCCAGTCTTGTTGTCTTGGCGGATCGGTTCGGCACAGACCGAGCACTCGCGCTTGAAATAGAACCTGTTCGGTTTCTTCTTCATGGACTGCACGCGTTTTACTTCGATCTTGGGCCGCTTTACGATTGGCTTTAGTTTGTCTTCAGCCATGCGACGCTCAAGATCCTTGCGCCAGTCTGATTTCCAGCCATCAGTGCGGTGTTCCCCAAGGATGAATTTGTGCAGTTCTAGCTTGTAAAAGTTCATAGAGCTCCGTTCTCCTTCAGCCAGTTCTCTACGTCGTCAACTGATCGCGCAATGACGTATGCGTGCCCAGCATCTTGTACGAGTTTCTGAAACGACTTCTGAAGCTCCGACTGCCTTCCTTTGGCGGCCTTGCATTCAATCCACATCACGGCAGGAACAGCGCAAGAGGTGGGATAGGCTACGATGTCTGCCATTCCCGGCGTTCCAAAGCGCATAAACCGGCCCTCTATCCTCGCTGCGCCAGTATTCATTCGGAAGGCAAGAATGCGCTCAGCCGCCAGCCAGTCAATCACGGTTCGTAAAATTGATCCCTCTGGTGTCACGCGACACCTTCTGCTGCTGCCCGGTTGGCCGCTGCTGCCGCCTGTACGCCTTCCAGCGCGTCCGCATAGGTTCTTAGCTCTTCCACTGTCCAGAAGCGAAGGTTGGGGGCTACAGGTAGTTCCTGCGAGCAGTGCGGGCAGTTCATGGTTACTGGCGTGGTGTCGATCACCATTGGCCTCGTCAGGTCGTACTTGCCGTTCAGAGCTTCGATTCGCGCAAGCATCTCCTGGTCGGGTTCTGTAACGCCTTCGGCCTTCGCTTTGGCAATGTAATCGAGCCACCTGTCTGCGGCTTCTTGCTCCACTGACGGCCTCCGCGAGCGAATAACACCCCTCACCGCCTCTTGGATCACGATGGACTCGGGAAAGGCCGTCTGGCCCTCAGCGCGTGGCTTCGATGACAGGAGGTTCAACGCCGTCTCGATGTCCGTCAGCTCGTAGCTCTCCAGATCCGTCGCGAAGACTAAGTAATCCTCCGTGTCCAGCTTCGCCTGCCTCCGAATCCCGAACACGCTCAGCAGCCGCACGATCCTCGAATGCTTGGATAGCTCTTGTGGCTGCGTCAACGCTGTGCCCCGATTTACCTTTGAAAGTTCCATTTGCCTCTCCTGTCTTGCCGAATGTGTTCAGTGGTTCTGTTTCGTACTTCAGGACGTAAGGTAGCCACGCCCGAGGTCGTTCGCCGTGTGGTACTCCAGGTGATCGGGCCCGGTGATTCAAGCACTGCTGGAAAATGACCAGTGTTAGCGTCGGCACTGCCTTGAGAAGTAGGTCCAGAGCCTTCGCTTCGGACGCATCCCATGTGAACGTAGCGCCCTTGTAGGTCATGTAGGTCTGAATTGCCAACTTGAATGGAACATGTCTTTGGTCGCTCTCGCGCTTGTCGCGAGAAGGTACTTGTACTTTCTTTACTGGCACAGGTACAGGCTCTGGAACAGGTACAGGCTCAGGTACAGAAATACTTTTATGACGCGTCATGACTTGTGGTGATCCGTCATTGGCTATCATTGACTCGCCACGACGTATCACTTTCCGCTTAGTGTTGTGATCTGAGTGCTGTAGCCAGTCGTGAACGATCAGCCGGTGCTCAGGATGTGAATCCAGGTGGCGGGATTGGATAAGGGCCTCGATAAGCACGTCTGCATCCCCGTCATAGAACATCTCCATTGCGATTGCTTGGTTCGGCAGCCGTCCGATGTTGCCAGAAGGAGCTAGCTCTGCTGTCGTATGCCAGAGGGCCTCCAGTACGCCCAGAGCCTGACACGGCATCATCCCCAACTCTTGGGCTAACATCCTCGTCTTCCAGTGCGTCAACGTGCCCCTAAGTGCCACTAGCCCCGCCTAATTACTCTGCTGCGCTGAAATCCTGTTGAACTGCCTTCTTCACTCTTGGCCCATTGCGTCGGTAATTGCGTAGTGCTTCAATTAGTGCGTCGCGGTCCTCTTGCTTCAGGGTTATGGTTGGGTAACGAAGGGCTATATTGCTGACCGAATATGGGTTGCCCAGCGATTCGGCTATTGCGTGGATGTCATCAAAGAAGCGTCTTAGTGTATTCATGCGGCCTCCTGATTGTTCACACACGTGCAGTCGAAGCCGGGGCAACCATTGGACAGCGGCTTGACTCCCGAACGCTTCACCCTGTAGCCCTGAGATTCCAGGTGGCGGGCCCACTCTTCATTCCATGCACCGCATGCCATATACCAACCCGGATCTACTTTTCCAAAAACCCATGTCATCATGCTGCTTCTCCTTTGAATTTCCTGGGTACTACCTTCAATGGCTGATGCTCTACTGCGTGGCACCTACCGCAGAGCCACTCCAACATGCTTGATCTGTCATCTCCTACCTTCCGGCCCTTGTAGTGGTGCGCGTGGCCCGCATACGCTTGTTCTGTGTTGTGGAGCGGGGCTGCCGACATACATCTCTCGCATAGCCCCTGCTCTCTGTCGTGTGCCTCCTTTCGCTTCTGCTCCCATCCGGCCTTGGTCTTGCAACGTTGCCTTCCGCCCGGGAGATCCTTGATGGCCTGCTTCTTGCGCTTGACCTTGTAGATATCCAGCACTAAGGGGTCATCTCCTGCTGGTCGATCATGGCCATTAGCTGGTCGAATTCACTGCGAGGGTCGTACTGCGGTGTTATCTTCGGTAGAATCCACGGCTCTAGAAGCTTGATTCCAGCCTCCACTTCTTCGTGGAACTGCGCAGACTCTTCTTCGATCTTCTGTATCTCCGCTTCATCGCGTTGCAACCGAATGATGAAGGGCTTGAAGTATGGGCTGAAGCTGCAGAAGTCCCACCAGTCGCGCTCGCAGCACAGCATGTTGGTGTACATCTGGGGCCGGTGCTCCATCGGCACGATGCCCTCAGTAAGCCAGCGAACGTGCGTGGTGTCGCGGGGGCACTTTATCTCCATGCCGCCGTCGTTGCCTACGAGTCCATCAGGGGATGCCCCGAGGTAGTCCAGTGTTGGGTGGAGTACGAAGCCAGCCGTATCGACTAGGACATCCTGAAAAACCTCATAGGCCGAACGTGCATACGGCTCAAGTTCTGTCCCTCGCTCCATGTCGCGGCTAACGTAGTGCTCGTTTGTCCGCTCAGTGATGCGCTCGGTGATTAGCTCTATGCGGTAGTTCCGGCGATCTGCACCTTCCTCCTTGCCCTTCTTGATCATGGCCATTACGTCACACATCCGGGAGGCTGATAGCTTGCCCACCTTGTACTGAAGCCATTGTGCGGAACCTTGTTCACATTGAAGCTCTCTCATGCCAGCTCCTTCTTGCGCTTCTCTTTGGCGTCGGTGAAGGAACGGGCTGCCTTGGGGTCTTTAGCTTCATTGGCATCTTGCAGGGCAGAGAAATACTTCTGCTTCAGGGTCTCTACCGTTGGGGCGCCCTCAATCAGGCCCATGTAGCGATCGAACTCCTCGCGATCCATGCCGCCGCCGTTACCGTCGTTGTCTGCGTCAGAGGCGGCGGTACCAGTTGCAGCCAGTAGCGTGTAGCGCTCCAGATAGCTCTTGGCGCTGCCTCGCGCCTGGATTGCATTGCGTCCCGGCCCGGTATCGGGTGCCGCACCCATCGAAACAGACTCGGAATGGCCAAGAATGTGACGGATCGTGCAGGTAACTTCCATCCATGCCGGCTCGTCCTTGCTCAGCTTCCACGAATGGCTCAGGCCGTGCTTCGACAGTGCCGGGATGATGACATTGCACGCTCCGAATAGGTCTGTGTACTTCTTGTCCTTGAGCGGCCCATCTTTGACGGTGTTGTTCTTGATGATCGTCACGTGCTCGGCCTTGAACGCGCTGAAGGCGACGCTGTAGGCCTTACGCGCCTCGTTGGCCTCCCATCGCTCCTGCAACTCCATCAGCTTGGTGAGGGTTTCAATGTCAGCATTCTTCTCAATGGCGATCTGGAGAATGCTCATCGGCTGCACTGCCTGGACGATTTCGCCAGCAGGTTCTGACTTCATAAGTTGCGTCATGAGAGCACCACCAAGATCATGCACAGTGCAACCCAAATAGTTGCAGCTAGGTCGATAGGAGTGCAGCGCTTCATTGCTTCGCCTATCGAGTCGTTGGGGGACCGGTCATCCCATATTTCGCTAGAGCGGAAGTCAAAGTTAGGATTCACGACTGGCCCCCAATCGACGTCTTGACCACTCGCAATTTGTTGGTCGTGTATTCCGCCATTCTCTTTTTTTCAAGGATGGCCTCACGGCGAACAGTGAACACTGCCACCTGATTGGCGGAGGCGCATAATACCCAGCAATCGCGCCAATGGCATTCAACTGCCCAGAAACTAATACCCCTCGTCTCCCGAGGAAATCCATTAGTGGCCGTCTTCATTTCGCCTCCTTTTTCTGCTGAATGGACTTCCGTACACAGAACAGAAGGCCTACTAAGAACTGGTGCTGACCGTGGGTGCCTACTACTTTGCCGCAGCGATCACAAAGGCCAGCAGGGATGAAGCCACGAGAGAAGTTGGGTTTGAAGTCCTTCATGCGGCCTCCGCTTTATCTATAGCCTTATTGGCTTCACGAACGGCCCGCGTAAGTTCATCGGGCCACCAGTCTTGATCGTTGTTTTGCGGCGGGATGGCCTCTAGCAAGTCCTGAACGGCTCCTAGGAGTTCTTCGTGGCTAGCTAGTACGGCCCTAATTGCCGCCATGTCGTTTTGGGATAGGTCCCATGTTCCCGCAGGCTCGGACATGCTCTTCAGCCGCCCTATTTGCTCTCCAAAAGTTTCCTTGCTCATGCAGCCTCCTTGAACATCTCTTCAAAGAGTTCTGCTGCAAGCTTGTTGACCAACGTTTTTGCTTCACTAGGGGCCGACGATTGGCGAAGGTGGTAGTACACCCGGTTCATGAGCTTCCAAGCTTCGTGTGCAGTTTTGAGGTCGTTCATTTCGCCAGCCTTTCCTGCGCTTCAATAGCAGCGTTCAAGTACTCAAACGACTGCGAGAGCTGTAGACCTACGTTGAATTCACAACCGGCTGCCGCATCGATCATCCGGCTCTTGACGTCAACTAATTGAGAGAGCTTCACGATGTGCTTGTTTGCGTGCAGGTTCGGGTGAAGGATTGTTATGCCCTTCATGGTGGGTTGGGCGTACTGGACTTTGGTCATTCCGCACCGCCTGTAGCGATGAAGTGTTCAATGCGGGCCGCTGCCTCTTGTGGGCTCGCAAGTGAACCGGAAAAGCCTTTGGGCCAATTAAATCCAAAGAACAAACGGTCAGACTGTTCTCTGGACAATTCAAGGAGGCGCGCGGCGTCCCCTTCTGCATCTTTGCTAATATCTCTCTCTGGAGAGAGCAGCTGCGCCCATCCTGCTATGCAGTGGGTTGTGGTGCAGGATATCCATTTATTCTCCTCAGCATCCCGCAACTCAAACTCTTCGCTCCACTCCTCTTCGGCCTTCTCGTGAAACGACTGCATGTTGAATTCCGCTGGCTTCTCCTGAATCACGGCTGCTATTTTGCGCAAGAGTTCGACATTCATCGCGTCACCCCCTTGAGGATGTGGTAAGCCGCAAAGATCGCAACCCACATAAGCAGGCCGTACATGACGCCGAGAACTATGCCTCTTCCGTCCTTGAACTGCTGTTTGCGGTGCGAGTCGTAGAGGTGCTTATCCATCGGCAGGGGGGTTTGCTTGGCGATGGAGTCAAGGATTATTTCGGTTGCGGTGGGGTTCGGGCCTAAGCCGCGAGCTTTTGGAGCGCCACCACGTCGGTCACTGGCGGCCACTTGCCCTTGCCGCGCGCGAGTTTGGGGCGGAACTCCACGTCCATCCCAACTGCCATCGTAGAGGGATCCACGAAATCCAATTGGTGCGCGAAACAGATTTGCCCGGTCGTAGCCGTTATTAGGCACCACGTCCCCGGAGCCTCGATTGAGGTCACTGTTCCTGTCATAGGTTGTCCTTTTGGATTGATTAGCCTGAGAATCGTTCTCACGCTGTATGTCTTTATGATCCGGCATCGCCATTACCCCATCAGGGTGTGACAGATAGCGGAAATGGTGCGCCCGAGAAGATTCGAACTTCTGACCTACAGCTTCGGAGGCTGTATGCCATCCGTTGCAAGCTGTACGTCAAGTGCTCAGGCTGCCAAAATCGCTATCAGTCACAGATTGAACAACTGAAGCAGGAACATCATGGCATACAGCGTCGCCGATTGCAACAACAATTTGTAACTATTTTTGAGCAACAGAAAAGGCTCCCGAAGGAGCCTCTCTACCCTCGCTCCGAAGATTGAGGGGGGATGGCGGGTTGGTGGGGCTTCGCCTCTTCGGACTAAGCCTGTTCGGACTTTGCGATCCTACCAAGGGTTTTCAAGGCCCAAGCCCAGCTACGCAAATAGCCGCCGTATGTAAAGTCTACCACCAACCAGCAGCAAATAGAAAAGCCCCTGACTGGACGGCAGGGGCTCTCTAGTTCGGATGGGGTTATGTTATCCCTGAGTCGCCGTCCGAAACCTCGATGCCTGGTCGATTGCATCCACGGCGGACTTCTGTGATTCCCTGCGAAGGCTCGAGTAATACCGGGTCATTCGCTCTGAGACATGGCCCATGCGAAGCCTTATGGTCTGCTCTGGCTCTCCAGCCTCATAGCTCAGAGTGGCGTGCTGGTGCCTGAAGCAGTGCGGGGTCAACCAAGGGATGCCTGCGGCCTCTCGTAGCTCCTCAAAGGATCGCCTGAGCCAGCTCGCCGTGGTCGGTCTCTTTGGATCCCATTTGCCGGGGCCGATGCGGAAAGGGAAGAGGTAGTGCTCCGGCTGGTAGGCTCCGAACCCGCTAGCCCTCTTCAGACAGTTGGCCATCATTAACTGAGCGGTGGAGTTCAATACGACTATGCGGCCCCTGACCTCTTCCTTGGCCGTCTCTGCGTCTACCAGTACGGTAGGGACTCTGGATGACATGTTGACGTGCTGAAGCTGAATGGAGCGCAGCTCTACGCCAGCAACGGAGGTATTCACCGTTAGAGATGCGGCCCACGCCGCCAGTTGCCACTTTGGGTTTTGGTTGGCTATCGAAAAGACAAGCATCTCCTGCTCGTCACTCATGACTTTTGGTGGCTTCCATCTAGGCAGGGGGATGGCCTCGAAATGGGGCTTGATCTTATCCCACTCGCCAGCCCTTTTGAGGACCGACTGCAGGGCACTCGTCTCATGATTCAACAGGGACGGGCCTGCGCGATGCTTCCAAGCAGCATTGATGTTGTGCGTGCGGGCCTTCTGGTACTCGCGGATGTGGCCTATATGAATTTTCCTGAGCTGCGTATCTCCAAAGAACACGCCAAGGTGCTTGACGTGCTGCGATGCGAGATAGTACGGCCTCGGCCTCAGATAAGGCTTGCGAGTCTCTAACCAGATTTGTCCTGCGGCAGAAAACTTCAAATTCCTAAGTAAATCAGGGTCATTTCTCAACAGTTGGTCCCTTGCAGCGTCACACGCGGGACATTCGTGATGTCCGATCGTGTGCTGGTACGGCGAGAATTGTGCACCCTCACTTTCTAGGGCGCAAGGATTTTCTGGGAAAGAAAGTAAATCAGCGGACATGTGCCTATGATGATTCCCGTTTTGGGAACGTGACAGACAAAATGAACAAAGTTACCAAAGAGGCGTAGCTAGTAACTGTGTTATACCCCTTATCCTAGGGTTACGGGAAGTTTTAAACTATGCGACAACAGTTGTAGACTAGTTGAAATGGGAGTATTATCCGCTGCAGAGGCGCATGCATAATCATGGATATGCCGCCAAAGAGACCCCACGCCATGACAGTCACGCTCTCCGATGATGAGAGAGACCTGAGAGACGCGATTGTGGAAAGACTCGGCACCGACGCCACCGGTGTGATGCGGCAAGCAATGATCGATCTAGGCCTAAAGCTTGGATTTGAGTTCCCCTTAAACAAGAAAAAGCCACGACCGAAGCCGTGACTGTTTACTAAAATCTAATTTCAGGGAGCCGAGAATGTTACCCCACAAAGATTCACTACTTTGCCTTTTGCAGCTCTTTACCCCTTCCCGATTCTGGGGCCCACGAAAAGAGGAGTGCTCTTTTTGCAGCGTTCGCAAACCCAAGTCTCAGATGATCGAGCATCAGGGGCACTTCTTCTGCGATGAAATAGAGCTTGAAATCATCGCGGCCAGAAACCAGCATCTAGCGATCATTGCTGAGCGGTTCAAGCTATGAAGCGGGCGATTAGGGCGGTATCGCTGGTTCTTTTGATGTATGCCTATATCGTTTTGCTCAACCTTTTCGGCATCAATCTGGTGCCGCGATGAGTATAAAGTTTCTACTCCTACTGCTGGAAATGCTGCGGCCTGCAAAGAGTGCAAAGTGCGTAGAATGCGGGGAAATCGGCCAGAAGGCAGAAATGTTTCGTGGCTTTAGCGGCTGGTTTTGCAATGAACAGGAGTTCGGGGAGCATTGGGCCCGCACTACACCGTTTCAGCTTTAGGACTCGTTCATCATGACGGGCGGCGGCACTGGCGTGAAGTACCAGTTGTGATAAGCCCTGCCGCATGAGATTGAAGAGAATCCCACAACTTTGTCAGGGCCGGTGAAGAAGTAGAGGTCTCCTTCTTTCCCGCATCCGCCAGCCTTTTCTGCATAAAAAGCCTCAGTTTCAGCGGTTGTCTTGACGGCTGGTTTCTTCGCGTGGAACGGCCACATAGCCAGCAGCACGATAACAAGGATCATGGTCTACCTCATCCGAATAGTTTGTGGTCGATACGGGGCTTTCTCTCCTGCGATTGCGGCCTCAAGGCAGCGCTTTTGCCATTCCACGGAACGCGCCTCGTTCTCTGCGCGAGCCCACGAATAGGGGAGCAGCGCCCTCTTCCACCACGGCCAGTTGCATAAATTATCGGGGTACTTATTCATGGAACCCTCTCTATGGTTTGGTCTGTGTGCCAGTGCTGCCCACCTAATGCGGGATTTATCCGGTAGACGCCCGGATTGCTTATGCGATCAATAACGGCTGTCACGGTGGATACTGAGTCTCTAGTCCTTACGCGATCCCCAACTGAGAGAGCGCCTATAGGTAAACCGTAATCATGGGCCTTGGTGCTGGCCAGTATGTGATCTGACAACTTCGCCTGCCTTTTCCGTCTTGGGTAATGGCGCATACGGCCATAACGATGTCTTGGGCCTCCTGCACTTCGCGCATGTCGGTCTCGCTGAAGATGCAGTCTAGGCAGTTTGGGTGGGTGTGGATGGTGCCAAGGAGTTCGAGTTTGTGCTCTAAGGCTTCCTCTTCGTTATCGTCAAGGTCGTAGTCTTCATATCTAAGCCGCGCCGGAAAGCCCTTGTGCTTTATGGGCATGAATGCGTGGATGTGCAGGGCATCCCCCTTGACCTTGCCCCACAGCGTCTCCATCAATTCGATTGGGTAGCTCTTTATCGCGCGTCTTCGAAAGGCTCGTTCTGATTCACGGTTGATGTAAATCTTGGTGAACGATGCGCTCACGCAAACCGCTTCTCGTAATAGCCGAGGTCGTAGAACGGGAACCATTCAGGGCTAAAGCGAGTGATCGCGCCGTTTGTATCTTGATTTAGATTGATGACGAGGAAGCCCACGTGGGCCTGCAGCTTCTTCTTCCGCATGAACATTGTTTGGTCACAGGTACAGCCCGTCTGGACTGTATGGACTTCACGCGGGTAGCCGTAGTTGAACTTGTGGTAGTGGCCTGCTAGCTCAATCTGCGGCTTCTCGCCGCCCTGATATGATTCGACACGCTTCTGATCCGTGTAGCTAATGGCATAGCTTGACCCTCCGCCAGGGTGTACAACACGCAAGCACGCTGAACCGGACCCATGTTCGAGACGGACATCGCATTCACCATACCCAAGATACTTGAGATCGGTGCGCCCAGACTCTTCAGCCTTAAGCTGCAGGTATCTACCAATCTCGATGCCTTCACGTTGCTGGTACCAGCCCTCATGGTCGTCTCCTGCGATGTAGTGCGTTGTGATTCCCTTGCGCTGGGGGAACTTGTCTATCAGATAGTTTAATTGATTGTCCATGCCCGGAGCCGTGACGAGTTCGGTTTTGTTAAATCTCGCCTCTCCGTCTATCCAGTTGCCAGTATTGAAGACTTCTGTGATGCCCTCGCGCTCAAAATGGTCATAAGCTGCGTTTAGGACATCGAGCCGGGAGTGTTTATTGCAGAGATGGTTGTCTCCGGTAACTCCGAATCTGCGGGTACCATTTGTGGACTTAATAACAGACTGGCCCGGCTCGATATGGATACTGTCTTTCAGGTCGTACTTGCCGTTCAGTTCCAAGAGCATCACGCCCTTGGCCTTCATCTCGGCTATGGCCTCTTTCACTCGTCGCGGTGAGCAGTCCAGTGCATCGGCTAGTTCGGCTTCGTCGTGAGGCTTCTTCTTGAGGAGCTTGCGGATGGCATCGTGGGTAAGTGGCTCGGTTTCGGCCTGCGCGGCTTCTGGTTGGGAAACTAACGTTCCGCGGGCTATCCGGCCTACGGTCGTCGGGCCGCATCCAACCATCCGCGCAATCTTTTCTTGGCTAATTCCGCCTTGGTCGAGGAGGTCACGAACCTTTGCTAGTTTCACTGGACTAACTGGGATGCTTGGCAAGAAAGGCTCCTAAACGCTCGTAGGTGCGAAAGTGTTCCATACATGGTTTAGCCCTTGAGATAAGGCTGCCCTCATGCCGTCTGTGGGGGTAACTGGTATTCCTGCAAGCTGAAAATGTGGCATGTCGGGCATTGACTTCCACCGCGAACCCGATACGAGGCCTTGAGCTTCACCGGCAGCAATCATGGCTTGGTAATCAGGGTGTGCGGCCTTCCAGTTCGGTTGCCATGGATCGTCACCACGAATGCCGGGTACTAGATCAACTGCCATGCCGAAGTTGTGGTTGGAATAGCCGCCCTTGGCATTCGTTACTTTTGGCCCCGGAGTTGTTCGGCCTTCCGCATACAGCATGTCTTGCTCTGCCGCCGTCCGCAGTCCCTGAACCACGCGTATGTAAATGCCATCACACGCCAGAATGTCTGCCATGGCCCTGACTTTTGACGCAAGGACGGGATGCACGGCCGCTAGCCGTGATTCACTCACAGAGTCCATGGTTGTCCTTTACTGGTTAGCCTTGAAGGTGCCGGTGGCGCTGAAATTGCCAGAGGTTTTGAAGGAGGATCCCGTAGGCGCTGCCGAGACGTTGACCGTCACACCCGGAGAGGTGAACGAACTGGCAACTGCCGTGATTGTGTCCGCACCAACTGAAGCCCCAGTCACTACTCCAGTCGAGGTATTGATAGAAGAGTGAGTATTGGTATCGCTCCAAACTGGAGAGGTACAGGCTGCCGTAGACGAGTCAGAGTAGGTTGCTGTACAGGTCATCGCCAGGGTTCCTGATACAGTCACTGCGCCCGGATTCGGTGTAACTGCGATGGAGACAACAGTTGCTCCCGTAGCGAACACAACCGCGCCATCAGTCGGTGGCGTCGTCTGAGCGTTGCTATTGAAGTCGGTGGATTGAATGCCCGAGTAGGAGACGCCAGCCGTCCGTGCAGGACTAGAGGAAGTCAGATTGAAGGAAGGTGTTGTGATTCCCGAGAACACGTTCGCATCAATGTCGGCGTAATAGACGACGTTGGTTGTGTTGGTAGAGTTACTGTCGATCTGCTGTTCAAAATTGAGTGTGGGAGTTCCAACAAAGGCATCAGCCGAGTAAGTGTTACCCAGCCCGGTGTAGACCGTCGTGCCGTTGACCACAAGCTTGTTATAGGTGTAGGTATGCGCTGTCTGATCGAAGGTCGTTTCGAGGTAGATGGTTTGCTTTGTGTTGGTCGTGGTCAAGACTCCCGCGCAACTGTAAGTTGGGATCGTACCGCCAGCCGAGTTTAGGACTGTCCAGCTGTTCCCAGCCATGTTCCAGAAGCGCCATTTGCCCGTAACCGAATCACATTGCATCGACGCGAAGTAGCGCCAGTTGTTTGAGTACAGGTCAGGATCAAACTCTAGAGCCTGCAAGTGAGTTGTGCTTGAAGGGATATAGAACGACTCGCGCCAATTGATCGCTGTCACCTTGGTACAGTCGTTTATGGGGCAGGGTACGTGCAGATATCCAAGCAGGTTCGCATTGTTTCCGCCGACAGTCATAATGAGCGAATTTGGGCTCAGCGCGGTGGAACCAACCGCCACAGTTGGAGTTCCCGAAGGTGTAGAGCCTCCGGGATTGCAAGAGGGTAGGAAACATGCAACCCATGTGCCCAGAGCCCCCGGTACCTCAAGGCCATTGAAGTCCGTCCGGGGTGGCTGATTGAACACGTTCCATGTCTGCTCTGTGAAGGTGCAGCCAGAGCCGCCGCTTACCAGGCAAGGTGCGGGCTGATTGACGAATAGAGGAGAGGAGCAAACGTCAGTGACGAAGGTGGAGCAATTCTCGGAGCGCACGCCAAACCAAAGATTGTTCGTCCGGTTGTTAGTTGTGACCGTCTCTGCTGGGTTCAGGCCGGTGTTGTAGAAGAAGCCACCGATACCGCCATTGTTGCCGCCGTAGTCTTGCCCAGCCGGGAAGGTGATGTTTGGCACTGCGTTCTCTAGGCCGTAGGTCAGGTTGTTTTGGAAGTTCAGGGTGGTGCCTGGATCGGCATAGGCTCCCTCCCAACCTTGGAGGAGGACTGCTGTCCCGAAGTAGGTAACGAAGGTGTTGTTTGAAATCGTAATCGTGCCGAGGGAATGGTAGTTCAAGCTCAGCAACGAACCGGAGCGGCAGAAGTCCTGAAGGTTGGCATTGAAGGAAGATGGAGTGCCTGTAATTGGCTTCGACATCACAGAGCAATTGCCGATGGCTACTGTATTAAGGATGGTTACAGGTGAGGCGTTCGGGCCAGCCTTCCATGTTCCACCACCGTTGCCGAATGCCGTTGATTTGGTGATGACCAAAGGAGCCTTAGTCTGATCGCTATAGCCCGCTCCCGTTGGCCCTGCATCAGAGTGGCCAAGGTCAAGCGCATCCTGAACGTTGTAGAGGAACTGACTACCAACGATGTTTGCAGCGATAGACCCGCCCGGAGGCCCGCCTACAGCGTCACCGTAGCCAGCAGTGCCTTGTGAGTAGCAGCTTGTAACTGGTATGGCAGAAACGAATGGGTACTCTTGATTACAACCTGACCATTGAAGGGTCGAACCCAGAAAGTCCCATTGGCCGTTTACCGATGGGGTTCCATTCCCGCTGAAGTTGCCGTAGATGTCAGGGAACGCGCCAGAGCCGTCATCAAAGTCCCACCCAGCCTCACCGTTTGTATCTATGTTGCATCGCGTACACCTGACAAGTCCGCCGATTGCGCCCTTAGAGCCACGGTCAGGGAAGCCATGAATCCACATATCAGTTAGGAAGACGTCGTGGGTAGACTGCGACGTGTGGAGCCCGTCCGAGGCGTAGTCGTTGACGGGAGAGGATGGAGTGCCGCAGTCCGAAGGCAGGGCAGGCGAGCCATGCTGGATGCAATTGCCGTTGCGCGTCAGATTGATGCACTGCACATCGACATACTGAGCACCGCTGAGGTCAAGAACGGCACCGAGGCCGAACCCGCCGAACACGTAAGTTTTGGAAGAATTCGCAGAGCATGAGGCAAAGTTCTGACCGAGGATGCGGGTGTGTTGGCCAGCCGTTCCTGATGGAATTGGAGGGTTAGAGCATCCGTTGACACCTCCACCCCAGCACCATGTAGAGCCGAAGCCCGCCCCAGTGTTGTTGTCATAACCCAGCCGGCACTGCGGAGCGGTTGTGTTGCCTGAGTTCTGCGCATTGGTGGCGCAACCGGTGATCTTGATCGTATCTCCACCCTGCGGAAGCCACGTATTCGGGTCGGAGTTGTTGAATGTCTGCGGGTCGAAGAGGTAACGGAAATCATTCACGGCGCAGTGTTGATTGGTGCCACTGCCCGGATACGGTGCATCCGCTAAACCATCACAGCCGATTGCTGAGCCGGTGAAGGGGCCGCTGCTGCCGCCAGTCGTTGCGCGTGCCGTGGTGTAGAGCCCAGCCCCGTCTGCACGGACGTACCACGTCTGCGCAGAGGTAATGCCAGTGATGGCATAGACGTTGGTCGTTACTGGTGAGTTGTTGTAGCCCGCCACATTGCAGGTGAGAGCCTTGACAGTCTGATTGCTTGATACGGTGATTGGCGCGGTGTAGGTCGTGCTGGCACACGTCGGCGTGCCGCTGGTGCTATAGTGGATCACTCCGTTGACGGAGGGAGAAGCCATGGCAACCGTGCGAGTCGTGCCGTAATGTCCAGTACCAGGGGACATGATCGGAGCGATAGCCGTAGGTAGAGTCGAGTTCTGATAGAACCCAGCCATGACGATGGTTGGCCTGCCGCTACCTGATGCCCACGTACCACCGAAAGAATAGGTGCCAGTGGAAGCCTCGAAGACGCTGCCGAATATCGAGTTATTGGATGTCAGGGTGCCGTCAACATTGAATGGCCCACTAATCGTCGGAGTGTTCGGGGCCCCACCAAGGGCCGCCAGAATCATCTCATTGGCCTTTGAGTTGGAGCATGAGACTGATTTAGATGTCGTAGTGGCTAGCGGTGTCGTTAGTGACTGAATGCAGCTAATGTCAACCGCATTCGCTCCGGTGATTTCGTAGAATGTGAGGCCGCCAGTCCATGCCGCCTGAGTGACGTTGATCGTAGACATCGCAGGAGCATTCAACATGAAGGCGATACTCACCCACTGCGTATTGTCCGAGTTGGCTAACATGCTTGAGTTCAGCGGTGACCATACACCCCCGCCTTGAATGTTCGTTATAGGCTTAGTGCTCGTCTCCACAATCACCAGCAGCGAACCTGCAGCCGTTGGTGTTGCAGGGGTGATCGTTGGATTCGTACACCCCCCAGAGCAGTCAACAAAGGTAGGGTTCTGGTTACACTTTGGGCCCGCATAAAGGGTGCAGGGTGCCGTAAGAGGTGGGTCTGCCGCATAGCAGGCCGCCGCATCGAAGGCCGTCAGGAAGCCGCTAGTTTTCGCGGTGTTGTTATAGCAAAGCTGCGCGGGAATCATGGTGGCGTGAGTCGCCGTATTTGTAATGACATTCAGCGTTCCAGCTACGTCAGGGCCGATAGCGGGATACTGTGGGCAGACTCCGGTGGAGGGGTTCTTCCAGAACGATAGCCCCGTACCGCAGGATGCATGGGCCGCAGTGACTCCGTTGTAGAACGATGCTGGGAGGGTCGTAGACGGGCTAGACAAGACTGGGAATATGCCTGTCGAATTGCCCCTCTCATCAGCCGTGCAAGCCGCGTTCCCCGCTCCTGATGCCGTGCAGAAGCGAATGCCGTTCGATCCCGTCGAACCGCAAGCCGTTCCGCTATGGCCGCCGTTTGTGCAGTAGGTCACGGAATCCCAATTACCCCAACGCATCAGACTGGTGAGGGTCGTGATGTCATAGTCAGTGGTGCCTATTTCGCAGCGGTTGCTGAATCCCACCTCATAGATGAAGTTGTTTGACCCAATCGCGTGCGCGTTGTCGCATGTGTAGTTCAGGTGAAAGGTAGGATCGCCCAAGACGTTGCCCACGATGTTCGCGTAGCGATTCCACGCAGCAACCGCTACAGGCAACTGGAAGTTTGTCTTGTTCGGGTCATTGCCACTAGAGCGATTGCGGAAGAATGTATTCGCGTTGCCCCCGCCCCAGATATCGTCCCACGCCAGCGTTGCCACCGTGTTCCCCTCTGAGAGTTCGAGGAAGTTCTGAACGCGGTGCGTGTCGAGAGTCGGGAATTGATTGCCGGCAGAGGTGTTCAGCGCGTAGTTATAGCCCAAAACGGTGCCGTAGGAGGTTTCGAGATTAACCGGCGAGGTGGTTCCGAAGATGATGTTGTTTTCCACCTTGATCAAACTGGTGGTGTCGAGTTCGAAGCCATACTCAGTTGGAGCGCCCGCCGCGTTGGATTCTGAGATGTACCCGTCGCGGAACTCGTCCTTATAGCTCCAGAGGGAGTAGATTGCAGCCCTGTGGCCGTTTATCACGGCAAGATTCTTGGACCAGCAGTAATTGCAGAAGTCGAAGGATACAGCGAAGTCCGAGGCCGCATGTCCGCCGCTTCCATCGCCCGCGTCCACGGTCATGTTCTCGATCCCGTTGAAAGACACTGAACCGCCCGAAGTGGCCCACCAGAACACTTGCGGAGTCAACCCAGAGGTGTAGTCATGCGACAGGCCAGGGGCATCAATGGTGATATGCGTACTATCGGGGACGGTGAGGATCTTCACCAGTTCAAGCTGTGCGCGAGCAGTGCTGCCGGAGAATCCAGAAGTGCCGTTCCTTCCGGCATTCTCTGTGCCTTCATTGCCTACGATGTTGACGTAGTTTGAATCGTTCAGTTGGTCGATCTGCACTACCATGCCTGCAGAGAGGCCAGTGCTGCTGGCCACCGTCAATGTCGTGCTGCCTTGAGTGAGGGTGCTTAGATTAGTTGCGAATAGCGAGCCAGAGGGGATGCCTCCCTGTCCTGCGGTGCCAAGTCCTAGCAGGATGTTGTTTCCGTTGAGGATAATTTTGGTAGTTGTCGGACCCGAGCCGCGCAGTACGAAATTATTGTGGCCGTTGCTGAAGGCGGAACCGGAGAGGGTGAATGTTCCCGATGGGATGCGGATTACGCTATTGGCCGGGGCCGAGGCGATTGCGGCATTGATGCTGGAGGCTGTGACCGTTCCGCCGTTGACGGTGTTGCA